ATACCAGGTAAATCAGCTGTTGAAAAATTAACAAAAAAATATTTTGTAACTTGCCCTGTTGTTCAAAAAAGTGTCTTAACAATTGACGCAACATCAACAGTGGTTAATAATCAAGCTTTAAATAATGGTACAATAACATTCTCATTTATTGGTGTTAATTCACCATTTTCATATACTGTTACTGGACCTAATTCATATAATAACACTGGTACAGTACAAGGTAATAATCAAGTAGTATTAAATGGTTTAGTACAAGGACAATACATAATAAGCGGTACAGATAGTTTAGGTTATCCAGTTAATAAAACAATAACAGTAGGTGGACCAATACCATTGTATGGTGTTGTTAGTGTAACAAAGAACGTATCATCAGTATTGGCTAATGATGGTGAAATAACTATTGCTTCTGTTGGTGGTGGATTACCACCATATTCTTATATCTTAAGAAATGGTCTTGGTGGGATTATTTCAACAGGTAATAACATAACACCACCATTAGTGTTATCAAATTTACCAGTTGATAATACTATAGGATATTCATTAACTATAACTGATAATTCACTTCCACAACAAACGACATTAATTAGCGGATTAACAGTAGGTGGACCAACTTCAATTGCGGTAACAACAACTAAAACAGATGAACAATGTTTTAATAGTGGTAATGGGTCTATATTAATTACAGTTAATGGCGGAACACAACCATATGGTGTTCAAACAACTGGACCTAATAGCTTCTTTAGCACGTCATTAAATTTACAGAATTTAACATCTGGTACATATATAACAAACGTAGTTGATTCTAACAATACATCAGCAACAACTAGCACTATTGTTAGTTCATTAAATCAGCAATTAACAATATCTGCTGGGACACAAGCAGAATTAACAAAACAATGTAGTCCTAATCAATATATTGTAACATTTAGGATTACATCTGGTTTAAATCCAAATAGCACAGCGTATGTTGAATATAGTTTAGATGGTGGTACCTATATACAAACAACAATGCCATTTGTTAATTCAAGTACACCTATGACATTAACAATACCATCAAATCAATTAAACTCTAATATTAGAATAAGATTTAGTAATACATCTAATTATACATGTGTTAGTAATGAAATACAGATACCTATATTCATAATGCCGCTACCAATAGCACCATTAAATTCTACAATAACTGTTAGTGGTAACATTAGAACAATAAACACACCAACAGGTGGGTTCTCACCATACACTAGCACACCATTCCCTATTAATCAGGCTATAACTAGCAATTCACCAATAACAGTAACAATAACAGATAATGTTGGTTGCACAATAACAATAACAGGATAATTATGAACGAAGAAAGAATACAACAAATACTGAATGTAAATACGTCAAAAAATTCTGTTAATACAGATACGTTATTAAAAATAAATTTAGATAGCACACAAAAATTATTACCAAATGATGATATTAATAATATTGTTGACGTTGGTGAAATATTTGATAGAGAAAGAAACAAATGTTCTTTTTATAGAATTATTGGCACATTAAATTCAACAGTATCAAATGGATTAATTAACTTAAATAATTCATTGGTTAATGATGAGTATACTTATAGTACTTTCAATAACACAATTTTTAATGGTGACACATATTTTGATAGAATAACAAATAATTTAAAAGATATTGATGGTTGGTTTGGATATTATAACCCTAATAAAACAACTTTTGGGTTATGTAATTTTATTGACATGGAACCAAAAAGAGAAAGGTTTTCATTTATATCAGATATTAAACCATATAATACTTCAGTACCACAACCTATCAGTAATTGGGATTTAACTATAACATATCCAGCTGCTGTTGATTCTGGTCATACTATGGTATTAAACGGGTTATTAATTTGCGATGCGTTACCAGCGACTATATCAACAATATCAATGGTGGCGATAGGATTACCATGTAAACATAATTTATCTATAGGAGATACGGTTAGAATAACAGGTACAAACGGTTATGATGGTGACCATACTGTTGTTAGAACTGGTTTAGATAATGGTGATTTAAAAGAAAACTATTTTGTTATAAATAGACCACCAACAGGTGCTATATCTGGTAACTCAAGAATTAAAAGATTATCTGATGGTTTTGAATCAAAATATTATTTTAGAATTTTTAGAAAAATAAAAACAAGAAATTCACAAGTAATAGAACCAGATGATTACGAAATATATAAATTGGCTTTTAGTCAAAATATATTTTCTGATTTTATAACCCAATTCACATTTAATGAGGATATTGATGTATCTAATTTAGTTGATAATCTTGGCAGACCTTTAAGTGAATTATATTTAACTATAGTTAAAACAAGTAGCAATGGGTTATTTACAAATGTATCTTCAGGTATTGAAACACCATTTATATCTAATTTAAATACTAGTTTAACAAATACGTATTTAACATCAATACCAGTAATAAATAAAATACATAATGGTGGGTCATCACCATTTCCTACACATATACCATTAGAGAATAATGTTTTATTTAGTAGCACTGATTTTTATGGTGATTTAGTTGATTATAACCAAAATGAGCTTATAGAAACGGTATTAGCTGATGTTTACCATAGATTTAATACAAACAATAGGGAAACTAACCCACAATTAGTTACAAATACAACAATTAATTTAGGACCTAGACAAGAGGGTTATTATTATAAATCACATCACTTGATTAAAATAAGAAACTTTTCAAGTTATATTGAGCAAGGTGATGAATTTACAGAAAACAAACCATCATATGCTATTAACATGGGTGATGGTAGATATTTGTGGAGAGATTTATTACCAATTGGGTATAATGATACGACTAATGAATTCTTAGACTATCCTTTTACAAACAATGCTCATTATATGTATGGTAATTATTGTTTTTTAGTTAAAAGACAAGACCCATTTAATGAGTGGGGGTTATATTATGCTAAGTTTCCAGCTGACCCTATTGAAAATAAAGTTACAGATAGGTTTAATACCAATTCTGCTGAAGATGTTTGTTAATTATTATGAATAGATACCAAATAAGAATAGATAGTACAACAACAGCAACAACAATTAATATTCCATTTACTATGGAATATCAATTAGCTGACCAAGCAGAATTAATAGATAGAGTATTTGTTGATGTTGAAACAGAAAATGCGATTAACCCTATCATAGATTTTGATAAAACAAGATATATACCAGTTGATTTAAATAATAATCAAATAAATAAGATTAATTATGTTGTTGATTTAAGTGGTTTAACAACTTATGGTGATATAGGATTTAGTGATGATGATATTAAATTTAAAAAATTAAATTTTAAACAAACGTTTTTAAATTTATCTTTTTATGATACAGATAACCCAATGACACAACAATTAGTAACAACACAGACTATTTTTTCTCAATTAAAACCTAGTGATTTGTTACCATTTAATACTATTGTTGGATTACCTGGTCAACCAAAACCAGCCAATCAAATACCATTGACATTTGTTTTAGAAAATCCTTTAACAAATCAGAGAGGTTTCTTAGAAGGTTACTATTTATATGATTATAGAGATATATTAAAGGTTGGTGAGTTCAAATATTTATATATGAAAGCAAGTTTTAAAAACGCTAAAGATGGTAAGTCAACAAATCTAATGGTTAAGCCAAACGCACAACCAATAGATATTTTGATTAGAGAAGTTTATACCAGATATAAACTATTTAGAACCCAGACAGGCTATTACTATCAAATAGATGATACATATCAAGGCAATGGTCCTTCCACACAAAATAACGTTACATACACACAAAACCCATCAAGTGTATCAATAAATTTATTTAAAATACAAGCGTTATAATGGAGGTTATTAAAAGAAAAATATATTTAGAAGACAGTATATCCAGAACAGATAAGAACTGGGGTAAATTAACTGCTGATACTTTTTATATCAATGTTTTTTTAACGCAAAATATTGATAACATGGGGTTATTTACAGACATTGAATTTAATGAAAAAAGTCAAACACCTGTCAACTATAGTATATTAACAAATAAATTATCATCTAGTGGTATTACATTTCCATTTATGGTTGGTGTTACACCAACTATGCCACAAATAACAAACCCAACAGAAAAATTAACAGTCAGATTACCATCTAAAGTTGAATCTGATTTTTATAATTATGGTAATAATGTATTAACTGGTTTTACTGAAAGTAAAATTGATGAAGTTACATCTTACGATAGAAATGATAGATATAAAGTTGGTTTAAATATACAAAAAGAAGGATATTTAAATTATAAAAATATACCAATAAGTGGTGTTAGTAGAGTTACAAGTAATTCAGAACCTAAAATATATGCTATTGACGCTGAAGATAATTTATTTGTCGGTACAAATAACCAAACAACAGGATTCTTATATTACGATTATACTGGTACATCAAGACAAGTCTTAATAGATGGTAATTTAGAATTAGTACCGTTAACAACTTTTAAATACACAACTGAAGGAATAAATAATACAAACGTTTCATTATCAGCGATAACCAAAGAAGAATATTTATTTGGAATAATTTCTCAACCAGAAGTTAGAAACGATGTATTTATAGATAGAACAATAACATCTGTTATAGATTTACATTTAAGATTATCTGAAATAAAGAATTTAGATAATTTAATTAAATATGGTAATGGATTTTATAATATAACAACAATTTAAAAAAATAAATAAATGGCAACAGGAACAGTAGGTATAGTAAGACCATCAGATGTAAGTCCAGAGGATGTTGAAATATTTTATCATTTCACACCATCTAGAGATAAAATAGGTAATACCAGCTTAATAAAATTGAATTCTAATGATGTGTTATTAAAAGTAGATAACCCTAATAAAACACAATCAAATGTAGTTGGTTTTGAAATTTTTGGTGGGTTATATACATTAAAATTACCAGCTACAACATTTGGTATTAAAGGTTTTTATACCATAATTATAAAACCTGTTGAAATACGTACAAGAATAGTTGATATTGGTGTTTTATCGGCATATCCAGACATAAATGGTGTATTATTTGATACAGCAACAATACCAAGTAATTTTTTATCAAAATTTGAGAATAATAATTTAGTTGGATATAGGATAGAGTATTTAAATACAAATACATCAGCACCAGATGCTAAAATAAATAATTTATTTAGGATAGTAACATCAAATAATCGTGCAGAACCAGTAAATCAGAATTTAACTAATTCTAATCAAAAAGCTATTAGATATAGATTCAATGATAATTCTACATTAGTATTTTGTACTTTATCACCATCATCTGCATCAAATGTTAAACCAAATGCTTTTCCTTTTATTGGTCAACCAAATCAACAAGTTATAATAACTAATACTTTTTTTAATCCTATTATGATTGAAATAGAGATGGTTGAATACGATATTGAATCACTTGCATTTGGATTATTTGGTAATCAGACTAAATCACTTGAAGATGGTATTTATACTATATATAACTTTAGTAATGACATTTACAAACAATATACTCTATACGAAATTAAAGATGTGTTTAATGGTAATCCATTATTTGAAGTTAGAGAACAAAGAACTAATATTGATTTTACTAAATCATTCACTAATATTACATCAATCTAAAATATAAATGTCAACTAGTAAAATAAAAGTAGTAGGTTATGCGCAAAAGGTAATATACGATAATGGTATAGAGTATCGTAATTTTTCACCTGACTTAGTTGGTTTACAAACCACAAGTATAGGTAGCACACCATTATTAACATTTGGTAATTTTAGTTTAACAACAAATTTAGAGCCTAAAAACAATAAGTTTTTTTTAACTAATAAATTTTCTAATTATTATACTTTAAATACATTAAGTGTTACACAACAAACAGCACCAACTATAATAAATGATAATGAAAAAGCTTATTTAAATTTAGATAAAAGAAATCTAAATTATTATGCTTTGTTTGGTTCTTTAACTGAATATGTAAGAGTTTCATTAGAAAATATTATATTAAATTGGCCAGCTTCTTTATATGCAAACCCTATTTTTATTGATATCTTTGGTAGTGAACAAATTGGTTTTACAATAGAAAATTATACTTATGATGTTTTAAGTGAAACATCAACATTTAAGGTAAATACAAATACATTAGTAAATAAATTTGGTATTAACTATACAAATAACACAAACCAACAAAATAATTTAAGAAATTTAAATATTAATTATTTATCTTATAATATTTTTTATCAAAACCAAGAATATGATATTTTAAACTTTACGGGTTCTACTAATGTAAAAAATGATTCAATATATTTTAAGGTAAAAGGTAATCCGTTTTCTGGTTTAACAAATGCCTACCCAACATATCATATAAAACCTAATAAGATTAAATATGATAGCTTTTTTAACACATTACCAGAACTTGAGGCTTATCTATTAAATCGTTCAGTAGTACCTTTATATACGGCTACATTTTCATTTCCAGTTAAGACTGAAAATGGTATTATATTGTATTTTACTGATAGTGTAACATGGCCAGTAAGTGATGGATATAATATTGATTTTGATACAACAGAATATGTTTATTATGCCACAAGGTTATTAGATATAGCAAAAAACAATGATATAAATAATAGTGATTTAATGAACAGGTTTTTGGTCGCTGAATCAATAACCGCATTTGATACTTCACCAATATATGTTACAAATATTGACCATGATGAAACTGGTCAAAAAATGAATAAAACACTTCAAATATATGGTGCTTCATATGATAAAATAAATAATTATATTACTGGTATAAAGTATGCGAATACTGTAACATATAATAAAATGGATAACACACCAGATATCTATTTAAAAAATATTGCTAGAGTATTAGGATGGGAATTGGTTTCATCAGTTGTTGAAAACGATTTATTAATGAATTACATTAACACACCAGTATCATCATTTTCTGGTCAAACATATGGTTTAACACCTGTTGAATATGATATTGAATTATGGAGAAGAATAATATTAAATTCACCATGGCTTTGGAAATCAAAAGGTAGTAGAAAATCTATAGAATTTTTATTAAATTTTATTGGAACCCCAAATGGTTTAATTAAATTTAATGAACATATATATAGAGCAACAGCACCAATAGATATTGATTTATTTTTACAAGTATTAAGTAAAAATAATTTAGATTTAGATTTATCTATATATCCGATAGATTCTAATGGTTATCCTAGAACTTTACCAGACACACCAGATATGTATTTCCAAAACTATGGTTTATGGTATAGAGAAACTGGTGGTAGTGGTGCAACAATAGATATTTTAACTGGTAATAATCCGCATTTAGGTCCATATGATGGTGGTTCTAGATATATTGACCAGTTTAGGTGTTTAATACCTAATTTTGTACCAACAATATTAAGTTCAATAACTGTAACAGAAAACGTAACAAATTTATATGAAAATTATGAAGATGGTACATTTGATAATAATTCTTTAACTGCACAAACAGTAACAAATGTAGATATATTTGATGAATTTGGTGCTGCAATTGAAGATTGTGTTATTTTTAAACCAAGTATCATTCAAGACCCTAATTATGATTTAAAATTAACAGAATGTGGTTGTAAAGATATTGGTCCAGATAATGTTTTAAGTCTTTGTTTGGAAAAAAATCCTAACCCAGATAATGGTAATTTAAATGTGTGTCCTGATATATTTGGTAAACCTTCTTCAGATAACACAGGTTTTTTAAATTTTTCATATTATCAAAAAGATATTAATGGTAATTATTTAATTGATAATAACGGAAAATTTATTACTAATAACACAAAATATACAACACAAGAATGTTGTAAATCAAACAATGGAACACCAGTTTTAAATAAAGAATATTTTAACAATATAGTTATAAATACTGGTTATTATTGTTGTGATAGTACTGGTAAATGTGGTTGTACATTAGCTTGTAAATGGAAAGTAAATATGAATCCATATGTTTCTGGTCCAGTAACTCAAACACAGATACCTAGGAATTTCTTACAATTCACAACTGAAGATGGTTCACAAGCTATAGTAACACCAGATGGTTGTAATTGTGTATCACCATATACAATCCCTGTACCAAATATAAAAGACCCATATACAGGTCAAATAGGGTATGCTTGTCAATTAACAGACAAAGGGTTACAAGATTTACAATTAGGTATTTATGGTCAAATAAGCAACATTTATTTTCAAAGAAATATTGGTAAAATAAAATGTGACGAATCTGAGTTAAAAACAAAATAATTAAATAATTATATATAAAAAATGGGTTTAGATATAAATTTAGACATAAATGGTGAAATAGGTATTGGTGATTCTTCTGATGTCAGTGTGGATTTTATTAATTTACCTAAATGTTTAAGCGAAAAAGAAATTCTAACCAATGGTGGTCAAATAAAAGAAAATTCAGATGGTACTGTTAGTGTTTTTGTAGTTAATCCTATTGGGAATACTAGTGGTTTAGTACCATATATTTTAAATGAATATTGTTGTACAAGATTAAAAAACGGATATGTTTTTGACAAAGAAACACAAAAATGTTTATGGGCTGATAAACCACCTTGTAGTATAGAAAACACTTTTAAAATAGTGTTAAATCCAATTGGTAATGATGGTAGTATTTTTGAATTGGGTGAAACTGATAATTGCTTTGTTAAAGTTGATTTTGATTATTTGTTTAAAATAAAATGTGAAACTTTAGCTAGTTTTCTAAATCAAAATAACACACAAAATTCATTATCAACACAAATAAAAAATGATATAAATCAAAAAAACACAGAGATTGAAAATCAAAAAGCATTATGTGAATCAATCCAAAATGAAATAGATATAGTTACAACACAAATAACTAATACACCATATTCAATTTTTTGCAATCTAAAACAAAGTTTAAATACAAAACTTTTTTGTTTAACAGACCCTGATGGATTAACTGCTTGGGAAAATATTTTAGGTACTGTTAGATTTCAAGCATTTTTAAATGGTGACCAAAATTCTTTTGATTGTAATGATGTTACAAATTTATTATCACAAAATAATTCAACTAATGCTAATTTAGTATATGAATGTGAAGTACCATTTAATACAAAATATTATTTAATAAAACAAAAAGAGTTATTAGAAATAAACAAAAAAATATGTGATGAAACATTAACAACATTAGAGTCAGAATTAATTGAATTAGAAAACGAATTAGCTGAAAATACAGAGATATCTTGTACAAACCCTATTGATATGTTTGAAGGGTTAAATGTGTCTATGACATTAGAATATGTTGATTCTAATAATGTTTTACAAACAGCTTATGAAGATACTAATTTATTCCCAGAAATTGGTAGTGGATTATTATACTCTTATTTGTTAAATAATCCAAATAGCGGCTTTTATGTTTGTGGTGGACAATCATGCAAACCTTTTAATTTAAAATTAATACCAGACCCATCAGGTCTTAATTATGCAAATGACACATCATGTAATTTAGTAATTAACAATATTATTCAAACATTATATGCACAATCTGGTTTAAGTGGAACAACAAATGGATTTAACACATTTAAAAATACTTTATCAAATAGTGCTTTTACATCAAATTGGTTATCTTTTTCAACCATTATTAATGACCCTAATGTTATTAGTTTAATAGCTAATAAGAAAATAAAAGTAGGTTTAAAAATAAATCATACTTGTGGTGATGTATGTATTTTAATTGATAACATAAAACTTGATAAAGTTTGTCAAATAATTGAAAAAACGGAAATATTTGTAACTAAATGTCCTGGTTTTGAATTAGAAAAAGTAATAGATAATAAAAAGTCTTGGTTAAATAATACAACTAGAGTAAATAGAAACTTTAAAATTTCTGATATTGACGATACAAATAGTATAAGACAAACAAATTATGATGTCAATGATGAAAGATTAGTAATTAACACTAAAGAAATAGACTTAAATATAGATATAGCATCAGCAATAGAAACTGATGTTTGGTGCTATACATTGGATAATCCATGTATATTAACTGGTGTGACTAATTGTAATTCATGTTATACTAGTTGCCCACCAATAGATGTAGATGGTATAACAACATCAAGTTGTGCTCCTTTTGATGCTTCTATGGACCCAATACCGTTTTCTCAAACTGATGACGGTTTATTCCCACCATTGTGTTGTGGTGATAATAAAATAGATTTTAATAGTTTATTATCAACACCATTATCATCAACAACTAGTGTTGAAGAATTTGTTAATGTATTAGCAACTGAATTAATAGATGCTAAAAATAGACAAACAATATCAGCTTACCCTACAATAAAAGCATTATATGATAGGTATTTAAATAGTTTGAATTATTGTTCAACAAAAAGTTCAGCCTTTAATTATGTATCAATTGATAAATTTACTGAATTAATTAATGGTTATTGGTTTGATATAGTTGAACAAGTTGTACCATCAACAACAATATGGGGTAGTGTAAAAGTTTATAAAAATTCAATCTTTGACCAACAAAAATTTAAATATAGGTCATATAGTTCATTGTTATGTAAAAACCCTTACACTAATATATTACCAAATGTATTAAGCCCAATAAATAAACCAAATGGTCAATGTAAAAATAATATAGAAGTAATAACAACAAATATTAATTTAACTGGAGACACTGTTGATAATGATATAAAAAGTGTTTGTACAGAAATATGTTTAGCTCAGATGAATCATGGTTCTGAATTTATTGGTACTGTTTCAATTATAGGTAATGAAAATACTGATAATGGTGAAACCTTTAATGATTTTGCTGAATGTTCTAAAAACCAACAAGTGATAACTAATTGTGATTTAAACGCAACAGTAATACTTAATGGTTTTAACGCTAGTTTAAATTTAATAAATGCAACGGCACCAGTTACTTATCAATGGAGTAATGGCTCAACAGATAGTACGACAACATTTAATATTGGTGGTATACATAGCGTGACAATAACAGATAGTGCTTGTTGTAAAATAACTAAAGATTTTGAAATAATTTAATATGCCTACGTTAATTAAAAGTATTGAAGCTAAGTTTTATGATAACCATAATAGCAATGTAAAATATGTTAAATCAATAACATCTGATTTACAAAAAGAGGATTATATAAACATATATGGACTTGAGGCATTTCTACAAAATTTTTCAAAAACAGAACAGATATATTTATTAGAAAAACCAATAGAGTTTGGACTAAAAAATCAATATAACATACCAGTAATCAATATAACAATAGATTATTAATGAGATATCAAGAATTAATATACATACAAAATGCCCATAGCGGTGCTAGGAATAGAGACTTATTAAATGTTAATATGAGTTCTGATATTTGTATTTTTAATGCACCACAATTTACTATTAGTGGGGCATCAAAAATAGATTGTAGTGGTGTTACAGGTACATCTTATGTTATCAGTACAGCAACAACAATACCATTAACTTTTAATTTTACTGCAAATACTGACACATTCACCGCAAATACTGCGACATTTAAATATGAAATATATAAATACAATAAAAATAACTTAGCTTTTTTATTACCACCAGTTTATAAATCAGATAATTTATCTTATCCATCTTTTAGTGCAACTAATACAACATTACAAAATATACCAGTATCTGCATTAACATTAGATGGTGAGTATCTAATAAAGGGTTATTATGATTTCCCTAGTTGTACAACTTTTTTAAATAAATTAGGTAAAACAATTGATACTTCTATTAATAAAATTGGTCAACAATATAACCTATATAATAAAGATTTAGATTTTTATTTTATAGCGATGAAAGTAGCTGATAAACCAGTTATAATAAATAATAGCGATAACACATTAACACCTGGTCAATTAACACAGCAAGTGATAATACCACAATCAGGACAAACTGAATTTGTTATTGGTGCACCATATTTTAATGATTTTATTGTTACATTAAACGGGTTAACATTAGCACCAAATTTAGATTACACATTCACAGGTAATGTTATAACACTAAGTGGTGAAACATATGAAGATGATATTGTAACTGTAATTTATACAAATAGTGTGGTTGGTAAATTTTCACACGATATTATCAATGTTACAACAACAATTACCAGTGGTTCAACAAATAATCAAGGGTCAAATAACCCTTATTTTAATACAACAACTGGTAAATATGAAATATACACTACAGTAACACCACTTAATCCTAACACAATCATTGTAATGATAAATGGTGTAACATTAGCAAATAATGTTGATTATTATCAATCAACAACAAATCCAAAAAGAATAATTCTTAATGGAGATGTTATGATTGGTGATATAATCACTATTGTTTATTTTCCATTTATGAGTGTTGTTAATGATTTAATAACAAACAACCCAACAGTTTCATGGGAAATTAATACACCGCCACAAACAACTGCTGGTACATTTAGTTTACAAGTTAGTACTGGAACTTCATTTAATACTTTCTATTCTACTGGTAATACACAATATATTGTCGGAACAACACTATATAGTGATAGTTTTATAGCTAGTGGTGATGTTGGTACAAAATTGTATTATAGAGTTAAAAATACAAAAAACTATGAAACAATATGTGGTGATATAATAACAAGTATTGAATATAGCGATACAATACCGATAACAATCGCAACTAATTCAATAAATTCTTACTAAATTGTTTACAAGAACATATTTATAAATAAATTTTAATAAAAGAAAAGATATGAGTTATATTATTAATACAAACAGTCCATTTGTTAGCATAAAACTAACTGAAAAAGGTCGTGAAAAATTATCAATGGGTAAATTAAATTTTTCTTATTGGGCAATAGGGGATTCAGAAATAAATTATGAAAGAGAAGCCATTGTAGATGCTAACCCTAATGATGTAACTTTATCTGCAAGTAGTAAAGTTTTAAGACCATTTGATAGACAACCAAATATAAAATATTTTATATCACCTAATAATTCAGCAACACCTTATCAACCAATTAATTCATCTAATTTAAGTGTTGTTAAAGCAGTTGTTAATAATGAAGCAACAGAAAGAGGTTTTTTTAGTGGTGCATCAAGTAACACCACTATATTGACATCTGGTTATACATCTAATAATCAGCTTATTCCAAACTCAAATTTAAGTGGTTCAACTTCATTAACTTTAACTGGTTCAGTATCAAATATAAGTGTTGGAGATGTAATATTATTAAGATTATCAAACGGTACAACTGGTTCTATTGCTGGTTCAAATACAACCACACCAATACCAAATTTATGGTATAAAGTTCAAAGTATAAGTGGTAGTACATTAGTATTAGATAGAAATTTACCAAATTATTCTGGTGATTCGGCTAGCTCATATATTATTGCATATAAGGGTGGTGAAGTTTATGATACGATTGCTACAGGTAATACAACATCATATTGGGATTCTGGAACATTATCATTTAATTCTTCTGTAAATGTAACATGTCATGATGTGCCAGTTTGGAATATGAATAATGTTTGGTGTGAAAGTTTAGCAGGTATGGTAACTGGAGACCCTACACCTAACGAACAATACACAAGTTTTGGGTCATACCCTTATTTGGGTACTAAGAACCCTTATTTGGAATATTTATGTGATTCTAGTGGTAATACTGAGACTTTTAATTGTAATGGACCTGGTATTAGTTATCCAGATGACGTTTCTAAATCAGTGTCTATCATACATTTCACAAATAACTCTATTTCTAACTTATATGGTGAATTTTTATATGTTGATGCAACCAATAATAAAATAGTCAAAGTAATTATGCCAGATTTAATGTACCACAGAAGAAATTTCTCAACAGGTAGTGGTACAACAATGGGTATGACATTTATTGCTTCAGGTGCTACAAAATATATCGGTACAAGTGATATTGAATATATAGATTTAATTGAAGAACCTTCACTTATTTCATCAACAGGTGCAACACCAATGGTTGTTGGTAAAGTATTACCACAATTAAAAATGATTGTAATACATGATGATGAAATAGTTTCAGCGATATCTTACAAATCAAATAGAAATTGGACATTACCTAACCTAGCTGCTAATATTGTATCACCAAGTGGTGGAACATCAACTGGTGTGTTGTTATCAAATCAAACGATATATTTAACATATATTTTAGAAAATAGTTTATCAACTGGTTTAACAACAAGTTTACCTTGTCAAAATTATGTTAAAGTAACAAATAACACACCAAGTGCTAAAGACATACAATTTAGGATAAATCAAGTTGATGAATTACCATACATGAGAAAGAAAGAACTTGTTGGATATGACGGACTTGGTTTTTATGCTGATAAGTTTAAATTAGTATATCAAATTGTTTCAGCATCAACCACTAGACCAGACCCTAATGCATGGAAAGTATATGATTATACATCAACAGCAATAACAACTAATAGTGGTGAAACTATAAACCCAGTATCATTAGAAAATCAAAACCCTTTAACAAATGATTTTGTTTTAACGAAAGGTAGAGATACAGCATCATCACAATTTAATTTAATAAATATTTTAAATATGCCAAATACCAATCAACCAAGTCTTTTACAATTTGGTGATGAAAGATTTTTCTATGGTAATATTCAAACATATATTGGTGCATCAATTTATAAAACAATATTTGATATACGTGTTGATTCTAATGTATTTAACACAACAACAAATCCAACAAGAAGTAAAGATTTAACTACTAATCCAGCTACTATTAGATTAACAGAAGTTGGCGTGTACGATTCTGATTTTAATTTAGTATGTATAGGTAAAGTTAGTAATCCAGTTAAATTAATACCTGCTAATACTATTATGTTAGAATTAAGTATGGATTTTTAAAAAATAAAAAAATAAATAAAATAAAATAAAAAATGGGATTCAATAGTACCGCAACAACAACAACATTAACTGCTAAATTAACACCAATAGGCAGGTCAAAATTAATATCTAATAATAACTCACTAATAACATCATTTAGTTTTGGTGATTCAGATGCTAATTATAACGTACCTGTATTATTGGAAACAGGACAAATACCAGCTGATTCTGGTAATGTTGGTACAAATGGTTCAATTAGTAATAGTACAACAACTAATCCGCCTATAAGGAGTTTTTTGATTGCTAATCCAAGTGGGTCATTAATAAAGCCTGTAGAATCACAATCTACAACTATTATTAATGAGATTAAGTCTAATGGACAAGTAACTATTACTGGTAATAACATTTCACAAAATGTTATAAATAGAAATAACTACACAACAGACCCATTAGTTAATTTATTTTATTCATTTGGTTTACCATTAAATCAAACACAAGACGCTAATTTTACTGGCACAACATTTGCAAATGGTGGTTTTTCTGATACAGCATACAGTGGTTTAGCACAAACAAACATAGTTGTGTTAGGTATAAACAATTCAAACTATGGTGAATTATTAGATGGTAAACAAATAAAATTAGAATTACCTACATCAGCTGGTACTTATACTATTTATAGCACATTCCAAAATAAAAGTACATCACTAAATGTTGAAGATGCTAACTATATTGAAACATCTGTAGTATCAACAAAAATAGGTAATAATATAGCTTTTTTATTTTCTGACACGATTAAAAAACCAAACGGTGGTGATGCAACTTTAAGTTGGGCAACAGGTTTTGGTCAAGTAAAACCATTTACATTAGCAAATAAAAAATTATTTAACATTCAAGATAACCCTAATTTAGGTTTAAGTGCGGATACTATTGTTGGTGTTGCTTATTTAGATAAAGGATTTTTAGTTATAACTGACCCAACAATAGTAAATAATTATAATACTGGAACATCAACAGGTGTATCAGTAACATTTAATAGTGTTTCAACAACAGTATTTCAAAATATCACATGTATTGCTGGTAGAGGTGAATTTGGAACGTCAACAAATCCTACATTTAAATCAAGTGATACACCAAGAATAAGTGAGGTGTTATTGTATGACAATGTTGGTAATATCATTGCGATTGCAAAGACTGATAGACATGTAACAAAAAATGTTAATGAATTCTTAGCATTTAATATAAAAATTAATCTATAAAGTCTTTATTTTTGTTATTTTTTAATTAACATAATAATTAAAGTATATTAATTATTATGGATAACAAACCAAAATTCATTTTATCGTTAGATGTAAGTACAAGTACTATCGGTATTGCATTATTTCAAGATAATGGTAACAGTGGAGAACTTAAATTATTACATCATGTGACACCTAATATTAAACCAAAACCGACAAATAAAATGGAGGAATTGTTTAAAAAAGTTGAGGTGTTTAATGAAGAATTTTTAATCAAATATAAAGATTTTGGTATAACTAGAGTTATCATTGAAGAACCATTATTACAATCTAATAACGTATATACTATTGCAACATTATTAAGATTTAATGGGATGATATCTAAATCTGTTTTTGATGTTTTAGGGATTGTACCAGATTTCATTTCGTCTTATGATGCTAGAAAATTTGGTTTTCCAGAACTTATGGGTATTAGAAAATTTAAAAAAGATGGTACACCATTGACTGAAAAACAAATAGCTAAAAATGAACCAGTTTTATTTGGTGCGTATGACTACAACGTAGATAAAAAAATGGTTATATTTGAAAAAGTATGTGAATTAGAACCACAGATAAAATGGTTTTTAGATAAAAACAACAAACTTAAAAAAGAGAATTTTGATGTTAGTGATGCATACTGTGCTTGTATAGGCTACATGAAAAAAATGGGAATTTGGTGATAAAATTAGTATATTTGTTTTTGTGAATGAATATCTAATCAACATACTTGAAAAATTTTTAGGTGATTATAGAAAACATAACGAAGATAATCACCAAATATCTTTTGATTGCCCTGCTTGTTCGGAAGATAAAGGACTTGATAACGGTGATGGTAAAGGTAATTTAGAAATAAATTACAAATTTGGTGTATTTAAATGTTGGGCCTGTCAAGACACCAACAATATGCATGGTAAAATACCTACTTTAATAAAAAGATATGGTAATAGACGATTATTAGATGAATTTAGTTTTTTAAATTTTGAATTTAATGACGTTGAAGATAAAGAAAAAAAGATAACAGTTTCATTACCAAAAGAATACAAAAAACTTTCAGGTGTTGTTAAAAAAGATATTGATTATAATATCGCAATAAAATACTTAAAAAAACGAGGCATAACTGAAGAAATCATTGAGAAATATAATATTGGTTATGCGACAGAAGGAAATTACAAAAATCGTATTATTATACCATCATATAACCAATTTAATAATGTAAATTATTTTATAGGTAGATGGTATCATAATAACTACACTAAATTAAAATATTTAAATCCAGACGCAGAGAAAAGTGAAATAATATTCAATGAAGCCAAATTGAATTTTGATTCAAATATATATTTGGTTGAAGGTGTTTTTGACCACATAGTAGTTCCAAATTCAGTTCCTTTATTAGGTAAACATGTATCTGACAATTTGTTACACTTGTTACATGATAAGGCTTGTGGTGATATTATTGTAGTTTTTGATGGTGACGCATATAATGATGCGAAAGAAATATACCGAAAATTAAATTTTGGTGATTTATATGGTAGGATTAAGATAGTAAAATGTCCTGACGAATATGACCCAAGTAAAATATATGAATTATTAGGTAATAAAGGTATTGTAAAATTATTAATGACCGCTACTAAATTATCTGAATTTGAGATTTAACTTTTTTTTATATATTTATGTATAAAATAAAATAATGAAAGATTTGAAAAAAATTATGGAAAAAGATATTAACAAAATGATTGAAGATGGGTTTAAATTAGCCCAAAAACACGAACAAATTAGACAAGAAATGTTGGATAGTGATTCTTTACCACAAGAAATGAAAAAAGAATTACTTAAACTAAACCAAGAGTTTGAAGAACAACATTTAAAGGAAGAAAAATATATAGAGGATAATAAACATAGAAAAATTGTTGGGTATAATCCAGAAAACTTTATACCAATCTACGAAGATGAAAAGTAGTATTGGTGCTAACGGTTATGCGCAATACATCTTTATAACTAATTGATGTATATTTAATTACAACAATATTTTAGGATAAAAATATCACGCAACTAAAACATTTTTTTGTTTAATTCGATTATTAATAGTATATTTGTTAATATGGGAAAAATTAAAAAATGGGATAAATGTTTGGTTTATTTAGAACCAATTGAACACAAATATTATCATAAAGAAACTGGTAAGCGGTATAAATCTGTAACAACAACTCTAAGTTCTATAGAACCACATTTTAATGCTGAAGATGTGTCATTAGCAATTTTTAACCAAAAAGACAATGTTAAACAAGAAGTTTACATTGGTATGACACAGCAACAGATATTAGATTATTGGCAACAACTTAATGATGAAGCCAACGAATATGGTACAAAAGTACATAATATATTAGAAGATTATTTATTAGCTAATAAATGGTATTTTCCACCAAATACTGACGAAGGGTTATTTGAACAAAAAGTTATTGATGGTTTTAACGAGCTTAAAATAGATGAAGGTGAAGCAATGTGGCCAGAAAGAATTCTTTTTGCTGAACAATATGAGTTGGCTGGAACATCAGATTTGATTATTGATATTGATTCTGTTTTTTTTGATGTAGCTGATTTTAAAACTAATAGAGTTTTTAATTTCTATAATCCTTATGGGTATGAGACATTAAAAAAACCATTCGATTATCTTCAAGCATGTCAATGGTCAATTTATACATTACAATTAAGTGTTTATGCATACATGTATGAACTTGAGTTCCCTAAAAGAAAATGTAGACAGATATATGTTTTGTATTGGGATAAAGTTGCTGAAAAATTCAGTAAAATACAAATAATGTATATGAAAAACGAAGCAAAAAAATTAATAGAAATGCATCATTATAATGTAATTAACGGAATATAATTTAAAATGACAAAGAAAAATAACTTTATTAAAAAAGCTAAGAAGAGACCATTTTTTAATGGTGGTATGCCAGACATATCAATGTTAACTGAGAAACAACTTGAGATATATAACAAATTAAGTAAAATAGAACTTGATGTTTTTTCTGAACATGTTTTAACTGGGTATGCTGGTACTGGTAAAACTTTTTTGGTTGGTAAAATAATAAATAAATTTTTATACGATAATAAAACAGCATCAGTTGCAGTAACCGCAACAACACATAAAGCTGTTAAAGTATTAAAAGTATTAAATAATTTAAACCAAGATAATGAAAGTATTCAATTTTATACATTACATTCATTATTAGGTCTTAAACGTGAAATAAATAGTGATGGTAGTGAATCATATGTTTCAGATTTTTTAGGGTCAAAGGCTGAGGATTATTCATTAATAATTGTTGATGAATCATCAATGTTAGACAATGATTTATATAAAAAATTAGTTAAAACAGCTAAAGGTCATTCAATACCGTTATTATTCATTGGTGATGAAAAACAGATTCCACCAGTAAACGGTGGTGACTTTGTGTTATTCACTAAAAAAATAGCTAATAAACATACACTTAGTGATATTATTAGACAAGAAAATGGTAATCCTATAATAGAGTTATCTAAAAATATTAGAGAAGGTAATAAACTAGAGTTTATTGATGAAATAAACGAAAATGGTTCTGTCAATTACATAAAACTTGGTGGTGAGGATTCATTCATTAATGAATATTTCACTAGTGAAGAATTTAAAAAGAATCCAAACTATATTAAAATACTTGCTTGGACTAATTCAGCTGTTGATTATTATAATAATAAAGCTAGACAAGCAATATATGGTGAAAATTGCGACAGAATATGTATTGGTGAAAAAATGGTTCTTAATAGACCTATTGTTTTAGGTAAAAAAGTATTAATGAATAATAATGACGAATTTGAAGTCTTATCTTACGAAGTCAATACAGAAACAGTTGGGTTTCCTTTTAAATATTATTCTTTAGAAGTTATTAGTGAAGGTGAAACACATAGAATAAAACTATTACATGAAGATAGCTTTTTATCCTTTAATAATGTTTTACAATCCTTAAAAAAGGAAGCTATGAATACAAAAGATAGTTATAGTAGACGTTTAAAATGGGTTAATTATTATAAATTAGCTGAAAAATATGTAGACGCTAAATATAATTATGCTTTAACCGTGCATAAATCACAAGGCAGTACATTTGAAAACAGTATTGTTATCTATTGTGATGTATTAAGAATAAAAGATATTGAAGAACGTAATAAATTATTATATACTTCAGTAACAAGAGCTAAAAAGAATTTATATTTAATTTACTAATAGTATGGAAGTAAAATTTGTAATACACATTGGTGATATACATATCAGAACGTATAGATATCACGAAGAATATAAGACCGTTTTAAATAATCTCTTTAATGATATTAAAAAGGTAATTGAAGGTCATAAACGAGAAGAAATTAGAATAGTTGTTGCTGGTGATATTGTACATCAAAAGATAGTAATATCAAATGAGCAATTATTATTAACAACTTGGTTTCTTAAATCTTTAGAAGAAATAGCAACAGTTGTTATGATAGCTGGGAACCATGATATGTTAGAAAATAATAAAGACAGAATGGATTCATTAACACCAATTGTTCAATTATTATCTGATAAAGACATTAATTATTTTAAAGAGAGTAAATGTTATTTAGATAATAATATTGTTTGGTGCATCTATTCAATATTTGAAGAAAACGCTAGACCAGATATTGAATCTGCTAGAGAAGAGTTTGGTAATGACAAAACATATATAGGTTTATTTCATGGTCCTATAAATGGTTTAAAAACTGATATAGGTTATGAGATTGAACATGGATATGGGTTGGAGATTTTTGATGGTTGTGATATTGTTATGTGTGGTGATATACATAAAAGAAGTTGTTTAACTATTAATAACACAAAGGTAGTTATGCCTGGTAGTACAATACAACAAGATTTTGGTGAAAATATAAATAATCATGGGTTTTTATTTTGGGATATTAAAAATAGAACATACACTGAACATGATGTTGCCAACCCTTTTTCTTTTTATAAATTCACTATAAATAGTCTTGACGATTTAGAAAATAATTCTGAAAATTTAGTAAATTTAAATTAGAAATGGAAATCCCTAAAGATTTAAAAAATGAGATATTTGATTATTGTAGGTTAAATGACATAACAAATATAGATAACTTTATGTTAAAGTTGATGAAACAAGGGTTTACTGTTGAAAAATTTGGTGCAACACCATCAACAAAAATACAAGAAAAGATTGTTGAAAAAATTGTTGAAGTACCAGTTGAAAAAATTGTATATTTAACAGATAATTCAGAGATATCAACTTTAACTGAAAAAATAAATAGTTTGGAAAACACATTAGCTGAACAAATAGAAAAAAATAATCAGCTATCAGAAAAAATAAAATCATTAGAACAGAACAAAAAAAATATATACGGAGAGTTATGATTAACAAAAACGAAGTTTCAAAATATTCTAAAATTAAAGTAGAGTGGTCTGATAGACCTGAAAACTATTCTAAAGATGCTAAGAATAAAATAAAAAACCATTTTGCTAACAAATATGGTGTTAATAAAAACAATGTAACGGTTATTTACAAACCTGTAAAAATTAATAATAATGGTGAGTTAATTGAAGTTGATGGTGCTGGTATAGATAATATTATGGATATTAACTATCAAAGAGTGTTAATGAAGGAATTAATAAGTAGAGATGGTAAAGTAGTTGACTTCAATAGAATAATAGCACTTGATGATAAAGTTAATGCTGAAATAAATGTTGATTTGACTGAAACACAACATAAAAAATGGAATATAAAATGGATAATGATTGATAACTTCTTGTCATTTGGTGAGAATAATTATGTTCCTATAAATAAGTTAAATGGGTTAACTGTTGTTAATTCCTCTCCAAGTAATATGGGTGGAAAAACTACATTAACTATTGACAGTATGAAATTTTTGTTACATGGTAGTACAACAAAAACTGATAAGAACGAACAAATCTTTAATAGCTTTAGTGGCAAAAATGAGGTCGTTGTTAAGGGTATGATTGAGATTGATGGGCATGAGTTCATAATAGAGAGAAAGTTAAAGAGAACGGCTAAAAAGACTGGAGAATGGACTGTTGTCAGTAAAGTTAATTATTATGAGATTTTACCTGATGGTGAAGAAAAAATGTTGAATGAAGAAGATGCCAAAAGGACAACAATTAAACTAAGAGAAACTATTGGTACTGAAAAAGATTTTGAGATGCTAGTATTAGCGACAGAAAGAAATCTTGATGATATGATTGGTTTAACAACTACTGAATCTGGTAAAGTATTAACAAGATTAATTGGTCTTGAAATATTGGAACAGAAAGAAGCTGCTGTTAGGATTATGTATAATGAATTTTCAAGAAAAAAGAAATCAAATGATTATGATATAGTAACATTAACAACAGAGATTGAAGAACATAATGAAAAGATAAATCAATTTAATGAACTTGAAGTAAAGTTAAATGATAAATTAACTGAAACAAAAGTAAAAATAGAAAAAACAAAGGGAGATATTGAAAATTATATTTCAAGTAAAGAAAAGATAGATGTTACTATAAGCACTTTAAATCCTGAAACATTAAATTCTAAGATAGAAGAATTAACAAAGATAGGTAAAACAACAAAAGAAAAAATAACCAATATTAATACAGAAATAGATAATATTGGTGAATTAAACTTTGATGAGGATGAATACCATGAATTAAATAAAAAATACAATAAAAAAAATTCAGATAAAGCTGTAATCACATCAGATATTAATCGTTTAAAGAAAGTTGTTAAAGATTTAATAGCTGGAGGTATTTGCCAATCATGTAATAGAAAATTAGATGATGTTGATAATACATCACACATTAACAAACATAATGACGAAATAGAAGAAAAAGAAAATAATTTATTAATTATAGAAAAAGAATTAAAACTATTAACTAATAAAATAGAGTCATTAAATGAGGTTAAAGTAAAAATAGATAAAAAAAATAAATTAGAGTTAGATAGAGATAGATTAGAAGTTGAAATTGATGGTCTAAGAAATAAGGTTATTGAAAAAAAGAATGAATTGACTAAATACAACCTGAATTTAGATGCTATTCAACATAATAAAAATGTTGAAATTCTAATCACTAAAAGTAGGACAGATTTAAACGTTTTAGAAGTTGAGAAAGACGATTTAATAAAAAGAATAGAAAGAGTTAGTTCTGATATAACTAACAATAAAAACGACATACAAACAAAAACTAAATTAATTGAAACGATTAAAAAAGAAGAAGAGATTGAAAAGATTTTTAAAATCTATATTGAGTTGGTTGGAAAAAAAGGAATCAGTAAATTGGTTTTACGTTCAGTATTACCAATTATAAATTCAGAAGTACAAAGATTACTTGAAGATGTTTGTGATTTTGAAGTAGAAATTTATATAGATGAAAAAAATGATGTTCAGTTTTTAATAAATAAAGATGATACAACAAAATTATTAAAATCTGGTAGTGGGTTTGAGAAAACAGCGTCAAGTTTAGCTCTTAGAAGTGTCTTAGGAAAAGTATCAACATTACCGATGCCTAATTTTATAACTTTCGATGAAGTATTGGGTAAAGTTGCTCCTGATAATATAGAAAAATTAAAAGCATTATTTGATAAAATTAAAACAATGTATGATATTGTTTTTCTAATAACGCATAATGATATGGTAAAAGATTGGGCAAATAATGTTATTACCGTAACAAAAAATAATAACATATCTAATGTTATTATTAAATAATTGTTTTATTTTTAAAAAAATAGTATATTTGTATTATGATATTTAAGAATTATTGTTTGATTTTATTGGGTAAGTTTGATAAAGAAGTTGCATTTGAAGAACTAAATAAAATTAGTGAGGTTAAAATTAATTATATATACACTACTGGTTTATATATTGCAACTTTTTCAACAATTATGACACCAAAAGAAATGAAAAATTTGTTGAAAACATGTAAAAATAATTATTTTATTTTTGAGTTAAATGAGGATGTTACTTCTTTTAATTTACAAGATAAAACTGTTGAAAATGGTTTATTTAGTTTTTTAGGTGATATTGATTTGGATGAAATGTCTAAAAATTTTATTAATGACATAAACGATACTAATGACATTCCTGAAATCCATGAAATAAAACATGGTGATGAAATAAATGGTTATAATAAAACAAATGATAAAATAATTTTTAATAACCATAAAATAGATATAACCGAATTTATATCATCTTTATCAAAAGATGAGAAAGAAGCTTTATTTAACGAATTAATAGATAAGGGTGTTGATAAATTAAGCGATTTAGATAAAAGACTGCTTACTTTATTATCAAAATAACAAAATATGTAATAAATGTAATTAATGAAAAAAAATAATCAAATTTTTTATGAAAAAGATTCTTTAAACAATTTAAATTTATATTTTAAAGATTTAAGAAAAAGTAAAGTAATAACAAAAGAAGAAGAGATAATTCTTTCTGAAAGAATAAAAAACGGTGATGAAGATGCCGTTAAAAGTTTAGTGGAAGCAAATTTAAAATTTGTTGTAACAATAGCTAAAGAATATCAAAATCAAGGCTTACCGATAAATGATTTAATAAATGAAGGTAATTATGGTTTATTAAAAGCAGCTAAGAAATTTGACCACACAATGGGTTTTAGATTCATTTCTTATGCTGTTTGGTGGGTAAGACAATCAATAATCAATAGTCTAAACGAAAACGCTAGAACGGTAAGATTACCAACAAATGTTATAAACAGATTATCTAATTTAAATAAAGAAATATTAAAAGAGTTAAAAAAATACGATAATTTTAACTATGAAAATGAAGAATTAACAAATGAGGCTGAACATCTTGGTTTATCAGTGTATAATCAAAATAAATCATTAAATGATTTTGTTAATGATAACAATGATGAATTAATTGATTTGATAGGGATTGATGAAAAAGAAGAAGATAAATATGAATTAACTTCAGATATAAAAAATGGTATAGTGAATATTCTTAATATTTTGGATGAAAGAGAAAAAGACATTATCATATCTTATTTTGGTTTAAATCCAGATGTTGAAAGTATGACATTAGAAGCTATTGGTGAAAAATATAACCTAACAAAAGAAAGAATACGTCAAATAAAAGAAAGTTCGTTACGTAAATTAAGGTACAATTCAGGTGAATTATATTCACTAATTAATGAATAATTTTTTTCGTTTTATATATTTATAAATAATTAAGATTATGAAAATTAGATTTAGTTATATAATATTATTTTTTGCGTTAGTTGTTGCAGCTTGTGCAGCATATTTTTCTGTTTTTGGATTAAGTCAGTTGTTTGCTGGTGCCAGTGTTGCTGTTATTATAATGGCCAGTGTATTAGAAATAAGTAAAATTATTGCTACAACAGCATTACATAATTATTGGGATAAAATAGCCAATGGATTAAAAATTTATTTAACGATAAGTATATTAGTTTTAATGGCTATAACTTCAATAGGTATTTATGGGTTTTTATCAAACGCTTATCAAAAAACAGCTAACAAACTTGAAATACATCAAGGAGAAATAAATGTTTTGGATAGTAAAAAAGCTATTATTGAAAAAAGTGTTGATGATAATCAAAAAATTATTGAAAGTAAAAATAAAAGAATTGAACAATTATCAGCATTAAGGTCAACTCAAGAAAATAGATTAGATAACGCTAAAAATAATTTAGGTAGAAATAACGCTAGAAATGATATTAAATCATCAAATGATGAAATACAGAGATTAAATAATGAGATAGATGAATTAAATAAAAAAAATAATGTTTTATCTGATTCAATAAATACTTTTACAATTAAAGCATTGGAACTAAATGCTAATAGTGAAATAGCTGGTGAAATAGGTCCATTAAAATATTTATCTGAATTAACTAATCAAGAAATGTCAAAAATAGTTAATATATTGATATTACTATTTATTTTCGTTTTTGACCCTCTGGCTGTTGCTTTAATATTAATTGCTAACAAAGTATTACAAATAGAAAGAAATGAGCATACAGAACCTAAAAACAAGCAAGAAAAAAAAGTTAATAAACTATTTAATAAAGCTAATTTATTAGATAGTATAACTAAAGTTATCAATAGTAAAAAAAACAATGAAAAAGAAGTAATTGTTGAACCTATTGTAGAAAAAACTATAGAGGAAAATGCAACAAAAATAGAAGAAGATGAATATGTAGAACAAAATGAACAAATAGAAGAGCAAATAGAAGAACAAATAGAAGAGCAAATAGAAGAAAATAAAAATGAAGAAAAAATAAAAGAAGAAGAGGTTAAAGACCAACCAAAAAAGAATAAAATAACTTTAGAAGATATTAAAGAAATAAAAGAGCAAAACAGAGGTTATTCAGTTAATGTACCTATGCCAAAAGGAAATAACATGATTGAATCAATAGGCGCAAATAAAATAATTAGAGATGGTAATAAAGATAAAGTTATTTTTAAACGATATAAATGATAATAGATGACAAAACGTATAAATTAGATGTAAATAAATATGTCCCATTAGAAAGTGAAAAAAAACAAATTGTTTTAGGTAACACTTTTAATGATGGTATGAGACATGTTTTTGGTTGGGAAACACGTTATAATGGTAAATATAAAAAAACAGCTTCTTTTACCATAGATAAAAAGGGTAAAATTTATCAACATTTTGACCCAAAGTATTATTCAAGATATTTTAATAATCCAGACCAAAACACTAAATCTGTCGTTATATTAATAGAAAATATTGGTTGGTTAACAAAAGATAATAAGAAAAATGAATACACAAATTGGTTTAATGAAAAATATTATGGTAAAATTGATGGTATAATGGAAAAAAAATGGAGAGATTATGTTTATTGGGCACCATACAATGATGAACAATTAGAATCCGCAATAAAATTAGTTAGAACATTATGTAGTGACTTAAATATACCTAAATTAGTTGTTGCTCATAACACTAAAATAGATGACTTATATGACTTTGAAGGTGTGTTATATAAAAGTAATATTGAAAAACATTTTACAGATTTAAACCCTAATTGGAAATTTGATATATTTAAAGATAAAATAGAACTATGAAAGAAATTATAAATGAACATGACATGACAAAAAAAATGATGAATGTCATAAGAAGTGGTTATAAAAAATTAATAAATGAGGTCGAAGAACCGATAACTGGTCCAGATATGAAACCAATACCTGACGACCAAAAAGATACTATAGCACCAAAAGAAGGTGACCCATTATTTAAAGAAGAGTTAACCAAACTACAAAACACTATTGACCCAAGAGTTAAAATAACTAATTTCAAAATTTATGTTAAAGATAATGATGTGTTATTAGAAGGGTCTTTTTTAAATAAAAACTATGGTGAAAGTGGTATTAACTTTAAAATGTCTTTAGCTAGTGGTGAGATTGAAACAACAATGAAAAATGTTGAATTAACTAATGAAGTAAATACAATATTAACAAAATTAAAAGGCTATTATGATGTTTGGGCAAAAGAATGGTCTTTAAAATTAACAAATGAATACAATGTCAATAGGCAATAAAATATTAATAATATTAATTGGGTTGATAATGTTATTGTCAACATCTCTTTATTTTTTATATAATTTATATACTAATGAGAAAGAAGAGAGAAAAAGGTTTACAGAAAATGTAAATAGTTTGATTTTAGATAAATCTAGACAACAAGAATATACAGTAAATGAATTAAAAGCTTTATATCCTAGATTAGATAGTCTTGCTGAAAAGATAAACATTAAGACTAAGAATGTAACAAATATTGTTGAAACAACCTATAATTATAAAGATACTACGATTAAATCAACAACACTTAAAGTCGATACTTTAAGAAAAAGATTAACTTTCGATTTCAATCAAAAATGTTATGGTTTTTCTGGATTTATTAATAAAGATACAATATTTTTTGATAAAACCACTTTTAATGATACGTTAACAACATTTATATATAAAGATTGGGATAAAAAGTATTTCTTTAAACTTATTAAACTTAAACCACATTATAGGGCTGCTGTATATAGCCAATGTATAGGAGATACAATAACTGTAACAAATAACATAAAAATAAAAAAATAAACCCATTTATATGGGTTTTTTTATTTATAAATTATATTTATTGTTAAGTTATTTTAACAATGGATAGAAATAAAATATTAATAAAAGAAGAGCTTAAAAAATCAGATGTAACAAAAGAGCTAAAAAACTTTATTGACTCAAAGTCATTTGAATCAAAAATAGAGAAAATAATTAAAGACCGTTACAAAAATGATAAAGAGCTTGAGGATAAAATTGTTGACATTACAAAAAATGTTTTAACACAATTATATAAAACATTATGGATAAAAAGAGCAACTTGGATTAATAATTTAGACAATAAAACAAATTAAAGATGAAAAGAATAAAAATAACCAAAGAACAATATAATCTTATAAAAGAAAATTTGAATAAATCGCCTAAAGTAAAAGGTGGTGAAACAAGAGTTGATAAATTATTTAAAAAATATTTTAGTGAGGGTGAGATAGAACCTATAACGTATTCAAACACAATTAAACCAAAAAGAACAAATCCTAGTGTGTCAAATATAGATAAAGTCGGAAAACAAATAATGGAAAACGAGTCAAAGATTGATTACAAAAAATTGTCTGAAAATTTTCTTAATTATTTATATATTGATGAAATAAAAGAATTACAGAAAAATGGTAAAGCACAGCATATTAATGTTTCAGATATTGAGTTTCCTAGTATATTATCAGAAAAGAATTTAACTTTTGGTAGTGTTGTTAAATCTTTGGTTGAACAAAATGTTTTAGTATTTGATGTTGACGAAAATAAATACATTGTCAATAGAATCCATTCTACTAAAGATGATGCGCTTAAAAGTCTTGAAAACGGTTTTAAAGTTATATTAGAACCAAACGAAAAAGAATTTCCGCAGCTTTGGTATAGACTAGTAAAGAGTGCCAAAAAATCACGAAATTTATATGAGAATGCTGACTTCATTATGGAGATACATGAAGATGGTAGTTGTAAATTGAAATATAAAGATGATGGCCAAGAAAAATTAATTGATGAAAATGTATTAAATGAGTTAAAAAAAATATATGAAAAAGATAAACATTTAATGTCTATAATAGAATCTGAGTTTAGTGATGTATGGCAAAAATTTAAAGGTGATTTACAAAAAGCTAGGGGAATAGATTCAAATAAGAAAAAAACTAATAGAGAAGAATTATTAGCTAAGATAGCTGATATAAGAAAAAAAGAATTAGAAAAAAGAGAAAAAGAAGAAGAAGAAGAAGAAGAAGAAGAAGAAGATATAAATGAAATAACTACTGCTGGTTCTTCTGGACAATACACTGGATTATTTAGCAAACCGATAACCAGACCAACAATAGCTGGTAAAATACCAGTAGTTTATGAAACAACACAAGGTACTGATAGTGTTGGTCCATATGATACAAATGCTTTAATAGGGATTAACAGAGATGGCACTTTTAAACCAGTTAAAAAAACAAAAGCACAGAAAAAAACACAATATCCTGATGGCGGATTTGTAGAATTCAATGATTGTGTTAAACTTAATAATAAACCAGCTGGTAGTGGTTGTAGTACTGGTGCTATTGATAATGTTGTTAAGATAAAGAAAACTAAAGGTAATATAATTTCACCATCTTTAAATGAGGCTTTAAAATTACAAATTAATAAAGAAAAAAATGAATTAATTGTAATATCTGATTTAGAAGGTAAAGCAGCTAGTCAAGAGACATTTACAAATAAAAATATTTTAAAACAAAATGGTTTTCAATGGAATGGTAGTAATTGGGTGATAAGTAAAGATAAAATGGATATTGCTAAAAAAACACTATCATTAGTAAATAAAGTTGAATATATTGTAGATAGTTTAGAAGAATTAGAAGAAGCGATTGATAATTCGGCTACTGATAAAAAATCATTATTAAAAAGCAAAATTGAAATGTATATTAATGATTTAGCTAACGCTACAGATGAAAAAGCTTTATCTGCTGAAATAAGAAGATATTTAACATTTTTTTCTAAATTTCATAATTATAGTTTCTATAATAGAATGTTAATTTTTATACAAAATCCAAATGCAACACGTGTAGCATCATATAAAAAATGGCAAGAAAAAAATAGACAAGTTAAAAAGGGTGCTAAAAGTATTTTTATTTTAGCACCAATAATAACAAAGACAAAAGATTCAGATGAAGAAATTGGTGATGAATTGGGTTTCAAAAAAGATGTTAGCGGATTTAGAGCAGTACCTGTATTTGATATTGCCGATACTGAAGCCACAAGTCCAGAAGGTGAAATACCAGAAACGCCACAATGGTGGGGAGATAACACACCATCAGAAACAGCTGATGAATTATTTGAATATGTTAAAGATATAGCTAATAATATGGGAATTAAAGTAACATCTTCAGATTCTAAAAGTGGTGAGAAAGGTTATTCGGCAGGTGACCATATTAATTTAACTTCTAGCGTAACTGGTGTTGCTAGATTATCAACAATGATACATGAAATAGCACATGAATTAATGCATTGGAAAAAATCATCAATATATTATATTGATAATGGTGAAGGTAAAGAAAAAAATGAATTGGTTGAATTACAAGCTGAAAGTGTATCTTATGTTGTATTAAAACATTATGATTTACCAGTTAAACATCATTCAACTTATTTGGCACTTTGGAAAGCTAATAAAGAAAAAATTCAAAATAATTTAGAAATTATATCTAAAGTTTCTGAATTCATAATAAATATGATTGATAAAGAAGCTGAACAGGCTAAAAAAAATAAAATAAATTAACTTTATTTAAATTATACAATATTTATTAATAAAAAAAGTATGGGTAATAAAAACAAAATACAACAAAAATTACATAGTTTATTCATATCTGAAGATGCCACACCAGCCATTTCTATGAATAATTCTATAAGAAATCAAAATAATAAGATAAATAAAAAAGGGTTATCTGATACTAGTAAAGAATTAACTAACTATGAAAAAGGTTTAGGTAAAGAAGAAGCTGGTGGTGATAAAATACCTGTAAATAAATTTAATTACACAAATGAAGATGAAGTTGAATACCATAATGAAATTGAAATAAGAAATGGTATGGAGATGTTAGAATATGATAGAGAACCAAGCGAAGGATTTAAAAAAAGAAATAAAGAAGCAATCGAAGGTTCTACTAGAATGGGTAACAAAGGTGGTAAAGAAGTAGGTAATGCTCAAGAAACATTTGGTGCATCTTCAGATGATTTTGGTAAAAATTTTAATAGAATATCAAAATCATCTTTTGATAAAAGAATAAAAGCTGAAAAAGGTATTTATAGTTTTGGTGACGATGTTGAAAGTACAACAGAATCTAATAAAGGTAATAAAACTATTGTTAAACATTCAATGTTTGAAAATAAAGAGAATAATAATAAATTAACAGAAAACAATAAAATGAAAAGACTTAAGTTTAAAAAAGAATTTAATGGTTTAGGTAATGCTTTAAAATTAATACCAGAATCATATAAAACTAATAATAAAGTATTTGAAATGACTGATGGTAATGAAAGTTACAGAATCAGATGGGAAGGTTCAAATAATGGTAAACCAGTTGTATTAGTAGCTTCAGATAAAAATTTAGTTAATGAAGATATCACAAGAATGAAACAACTTTTTGGTTATAAATCACAAGATACTTTAGGTATTGTTAAAGGTAATGAAAGAATTAATGAGAATAAAGTATTTGGTAGTATTTTAGATAAAACAAAAAAACTATTAAGTGAAGGTTCTGATATGGAAGGTGTTAAAGCAACAGAAGGTAATTGGGATGAAGTTACTAAAAAAGCACCTGAAGCAACAAAACACATTCATGGTTCTGTTAGCAAAGACACCCCAATAGCAAAGGCAACAGCTGGTAATCCAGATAAAGCTAAAAAACAAGCACCTGAAGCTAAAAAACCACTTAAAAGTTCTTCTGGTAAAAATATAGAATCACAAGCTGACTATAATGAAGGTAATTTTGACGAAGTTACTAAAAAAGCACCTGAAGCAACAAAACATATTAACTCAGGTAAAACAAAAATGTCTGCTGTTAAAAAAGAAACAACAGAGATGCCAAAGAATAAAGTAAAACAAGCACCTGAAGCTAAAAAACATATTAAAGAATCTGATTATATGTCAACAGAAGGTCGTATGAATCTTGATGAACTTGATTATATGGATGAAAACATGTACGAAGGTATGTACGAAGATATGCACGAAGATATGTACGAAGGTATGTATGAAGGTATGGATGAAGGTATATACGAAGATATGGACGGTGATATTGATGAAAACATATATGAAATTGAAGTTAGTGAGAGTAATTACCCTCCAGGCGCTGAGTATGACCCTAGAGCACCTTGGAACCAAGACGAAGATGAAGATGAAGATGACGAATGGTGGAATGCTATGACAAGAGGTGATGAAAAAAGAAAAGCGGATTTAGAAGACAGAGAAGATGAAGAAGATGTAGAAGATGTAGAAGATAATTATAGCTATTCTGACGAAGAGAACAGATTTTACCGTGAAGAGGATTTAGATGACATTGTTTATGAAGTAACATTAGATGATGAAGAAGAAGATGAAGAAGAAGATGAAACTGATACTGAAGAGGAAACAGAAGATGAGGAATTAGAAATAGAAGATAAACCAGAAATAGAAGATGATTCTATGATAGAATTAGAACCATCTGATGTTGATTTAAACAAAGAAAAATCACCAGAAAATTTTATAGGTGATTCTAATAAGGCGATGTTATTAAGAAACGCTGACAATCCTAGTGAATATATCGTAAAAAAAGGAAATACGATGTATTCAGTACCTAGCCAGTTTTTAGACAGGTATGCTACTTCTAAAAATAGGGCTGAAAGAATATTTACAGCGATTGAAGATTCGCAAGAAGATTCAGGATTAGATTAATTAAAAAAACCCCTACAAATGTAGGGGTTTTTTGTTTGTTTTAACTATTTATTAATAAATAATTTTATTTAAATTATATATTAATAATGGGAACAAACAATAATAACATAAATGTCACATATATAGCAAATAATATAAAATTTGAAAGATGTGAATTATATAGTGATTTTGTACAATCATTATTAATGTTAATATATGACACTTATTTAGGTGATGATATAACAAATAAAAAACAACAGAAAAAACATTATGATTGGTGTTGGGATAAAAACGTAGATAATTTTTTAAAAGAAGGTTTTCATTTAACAAATGAAAAATCAAAGGAATATTTTTTTCAGTTTCTAAATGAAACTTTTTATAATAACACTAATAAAGATAGTGATTATACCGATAAAAAAAGTTTAAAGTTTTGGTTAGATGTTTTTGATTATGTTAAACCAAAAACTAAATCTGAATTAGATGTCTTAATTGAAATATATAAGATATTAGAAAAAAAAGATTAAAAAAGTATTGATATACTGAATTAAAGTTAGTATATTTGTTATATGGATTATAATAGGGTATTTCAAATCTTAACTATGGAATTAACTTCTGATATATTGAAGTCAGAAGACGAATTAGAGAGGTTAATGAATTCAAATATTGACATTAATGAAAAAATAAGTAAAATTAAAGAACAATTAAGCAAAATAAACACGTTAGAACATAATTTAAACAAATTAACAAATATGTTAAAACGTGACGAAAATAATAACAATAATAACAATAATTAAATTAAAATTTATGGAAACATTTCTAGAACTAAAAAACTTAATCCTATCATTAGAAAATGATGCAAACAAATTCTTTGAAAAAGAAAACAAATCTGCTGGTACCAGACTTAGAAAAGGTATGCAAGAAGTTAAAGCATTAGCACAAACTTTAAGGGTTAATGTATCTGACGCAAAGAAAAATAACTAATACTATCATATTTTTATATCATGGATAAAATATTAATGATTTTGTTTTTCTTATCAATATTGAATATTGTAAGACATGGTTATTTTTTGTTTCAAACAATTATAGTCAATAGTAATAATACAGATGAACAAATAGAACCAGTTAAATATAAATTAAGTGAAAAATCATTAATTTTATTAGGATTATCAATATCATATGTATTAACTGTTTTAATCACGCTTTTTTAAATTTAATATGGCTAACATCCAAAAAACATTAGAATCATTACAACCTTATGTTATAGGTATTAGATACTTAGATGGTAAACCGCTTATAGATGTTGTATTTAAAAATGATTGGGTTGTTACAAACGACCCAAAAATTAAAAAAGTAAAAGGTAATGATGAAGTCAACTATTTTATGTTTTATAGCGAAACAAATGAAATAGGTATTGATGAATTATTAGAGAATGTTAGAAAAATAATTAATTTAAACATTGAACATGAAAAGAAACAAGAATTGTTAAAAGTAAAGTTTAATGAGTTAAAAAAATTATTTAAAGAAAATTCATTAGAGAAATTAAAAGAGTTAAAATTTGTTTTTAATTCTCATGATGATGACTTTCTACCAATGATTGATAATACATCAATAAATGAAGAAACACCAGAACCTATTACAAATGATACTTATTACGAAGAAACCATTAATGAAGAATCTACAAATGTTATAAATGAAATACCATATTTAGATGAACATGGTAATCCTCTTCAATTAAGTGAAGAAGAACTTGAAATGATAGAGGAAGAAAAAAGAGCTGAAATAAACAGAAAAATGTTGAAGAATAAAAAAACCACATAATTAATGTGGTTTTTTTATTTTATTTTTTGTGGTGTCTTTCAAACGCTTCTTCAAAATTATGAATTAACCAAACACAACCGCTAGTAAAACAACCATCTAAGAAAATCTTTAGATACAAAATATCAACACCATATGTTGTAAATGGTGTTTCATAATTTAAATAAGAAAAAAAATAAGATAGAATAAAACCAACCCATGTCGAAAGACACATAGGACAAGTGAATAACTTACCAAAAAAATTAGGGCTATATTTTAAGCAAAAATTTCTCCAACCAGAGAAAATACTACCAAATAATAAAATATTTGTTATACCATAAGAAAGTAAAATAAATAATAATGTGTTCATAATCTTTGTTAACTATATATAAATTATATTTTTTTTAGTATATTTGTAAATATTTATTTAAATAAATAAATAAATAAATCATATGGACAACAAAATTATAATAACTAAACTATTAAAAGAAGAAATAAATAAAATAGTTAATTGCTCAAGCTGTGGTTGGTCTTGGAATACAGTAGACTCTGATGAACATGATAAATATGTTTGCCATAAATGTGGTCATGATAATTCTAATAATTATTCAACAAAACCAAATGTTGCCGCTGGAGTACTTATTAAATGTTTATCAACTGATAGAATATTCTTATTATTAAGAAATGATAAAAAACCAACTTGGTCATGTGTTGCTGGACATATAGAAAAAAATGAAGATATTTTAGAAGGGTTAAAGAGAGAAATAAAAGAAGAAATCTCAATAAACCCTGATATAATTGATTTTAAAAAAATAAATGTGGTTAAAAATGATGATGGGGTTACATTTCATTATTATGAAGGTTTTACTGAAGATGAATTTAAAGCTAAATTAGATGATGAAAATCTAAAATGTGGATGGTTCTCAAAAAAAAGAATACCGTTACCTTTATACCGTGATATGAAAGAAAAAATAATTAAAATATGAATAATAAAGACTTATTAGTAAGAGAGCTTAAAAAACTTGAAAAAGAAGCAAAAAATGACGAGTATTTGACTTCTTTAAAAAAACAACAATTCATTAACGAATTAAAAAATGGTTTAGGTGATGAAATGAAAAAAAATTTAACAACCATAAAAATAATAAAAAAACCATGGTACGTTAAATTAAAAGAATCAATTAAAAATTTTTTCAAAACAATTTAATCATGACTTACGAAAAACTAATAGAAACAATATCAGCTATTATCCAAGAACCTAATATCTATAAAAATGGGTTAACTTTAACTTATAGCCTTACAAATCAAGAACATACAGCGTTAAACGAAGAATTATTCAGACAAACTAATCAATATTCTAAGACATTCACACCAAATGATGAGTTTGAGGTAGAGATTGATGGGATATTAGTTAAATTTGTTAAATTACCTTAATTTTTTTTAAAAAAAATTTGTTTTTTAGGTTTAAAATGTAGTATCTTTGTATAAAGATTTAAAAACGACTTATGAGTAACTTATTTAACGGTATGACAAGTAATGATACGCTAACAACAAATGGTATGTTGGCTAATAGTACGACAAGCAATCATTGTGTTGATTTGTTTTTCAGTATTGGTGCGTTAAGAGGTAAACACAATAAGCAAACGTTGATGAATAACTTCATTAAAGCATACCATGAGAATAAATTAATAGCACTTAAAATTTTATTTTGGAGTCGTGATGTAAGAGAAGGTGCAGGTGAACGTCAAATCTTTAAAGATGTTATTACTTACCTTGCTGATAACGATTTAAATACGTTAATTAATAATATCCATTTAATTAGCGAATATGGGCGATGGGATGACATGTTACCTTTGATTGATACCAAGGCAAAGGATAACGTATTAACGCTCATTAGAGAGGGTTTAAAAGCCAAAGACGGGTTATGTGCAAAATGGTTACCAAGACCTAATGTTAATAATAAAGATAAAAAACGTTGGGCTAATCAAATTAGAAAAAGTTTAGGATTGTCACCTAAAGAATATAGAATATTACTAAGTGACTTGTCAAATACTGTTGAACAACTTATGTGTTCTAATAAATGGGGTTCTATTGAATATAATAAAATACCATCAAAAGCCATGAGTGATTACATGTCAGTATTTATTAGACATGATAAAGAAAGATTTTTATCTTTTATTAATGATGTTAAGACAGGTAAAACCACTATTAAAGCTGGTGCAGTATATCCATACGATATTATTAAAAATATGCGTTATGGTAATAAAGATGGTGCGGATGTTCAATGGAATTCATTACCTAATTATATGGAAGGTAATAAAAAAAGACTATTACCTATCGTAGATGTTTCTGGTTCTATGTCATGTCCTGCTGGTAGTAGTAAAACAATAACATGTTTAGATGTTGCTATATCTTTAGGTATATACATTTCTGAAAGAAATCAAGGGTTATTTAAAGATGGTTTTGTTACATTTTCATCATCACCGACATTAGAAATACTTAAAGGTACTTTAAGTGAAAGGTTTATCCAAATGAGCAATTCTCATTGGGGTATGTCAACCAATTTAGAGAGTGTTTTCAATTTAGTATTAAATTCAGCTGTTAAAAACAAAGTTTCAGCTGATGAAATGCCAGATACACTTGTGATATTGTCAGATATGCAGTTTAATCAAGGTGTTAAATATAATACATCTGCACAAGAGATGATTGAAAGGATGTATAATGATGCTGGTTATAAAATGCCTAGTGTTATTTACTGGAATTTAAATGGTGCTAATAATAATTTCCCAGTAAAATACGATAAGAGTGGTGTTTGTTTAGTTAGTGGTTTTTCACCAACATTACTTAAAAATATTTTAGGTGATGTTGACTATTCACCAGAAAAAATAATGTTAGATATTGTTAACTCAGAAAGATATTCAAAAATAAGTTTGTAAGATATGAAAAGAATAGTAATTAAACAATTAAGCAATAGTGACATTATCGTTTATTATCGTCATAATAAAGTTAATGTACAAGCAACAATCGCTAAAGATAAGAAAGAGGTTAACAATATAGTTAATGAATATCTATCAAATTATTTTGAAGGTGAGGATTACAAGTTAAGTGATGTTATTGAAAAAGAATTTACTAATCCACATCCATTAATTTTAGTTTTTTATCTTGATAGGGATTTAATGGCTAATAAAGAAATTATTGGTCCTTTTGCTGAATCTGTTAATAGAATGTTACATGAGAAACAATCAAATGTTTTAGCATTCTTTTTACCAACAGATGGTGTTGAAAGAATTGAGTGTATAAACCCTGTAATTGTTTCAGAACCAGATATGGAAAGGATAAATGGTATTATTAATGATATAAAAACTACTTTTTCAATTGATTCCACTAAACCACTTGAAAGTTAATTTAAGGTCTTGTGGTCATTCTTCTAACTTTTGGGTAATCCCAACCTGTTTTTTCAACTATTAAGTCATACATAACACTTATCATATATTTACTGGCAGTGCCCATAAACATAAGATGTCTATATCTATGTTTTTTGGCTATCTTATGTAGTGTATGATGTAATCTTTGTGCATCTTCAGTGTTTTTGCATAGGACTAAATCAAAGTCTGTTTCGTTATAAATAACTAATTTGTTATTAACTACGATTACTTGTTTCACTAATTTAGCTGAATATGCGTTAACCATTAGTTTTTTAACAATTTCTTTAATTGTTGGTCTATTTTTTTTAGAGTCATGTCCGAATATCCAGAATTTTTCTTCAACTTCGTATGAATCAGAATGTAATATAGTCCAATCACCTAATGGTTTTTCTACATATACTTTACCATAATCATCTCTTAGTAATCTAAAAGTATCTGTATCTTCAGTAGGTTTAGTTACACATATTTGAAACTTAACTGGTTTTATTTTTTTTGTGTTTAAGTATTTTTTAGGGAAATAAACATTATTAGCTTTTTTTAATTTATGGAATTTTATGAAAGCTGATTCCCTTGTTTTACATCTATACAAGGTTTTTTTATATTCACCATTACTTAATAAAACTACTCTATATGTCATTTTGTTTGTTTATATCATAAATATATAGTATTTTTGTTAAAAAGTAAATAAAGCTATGTCAAAGAAAGATTATTATGCTATTTTAAACGTTGCTAAAGATGCAACAAAGGATGAGATTAAAAAAGCCTATAGAACGTTGGCAAAGCAATATCATCCAGATAAGAATCCTGACAACAAAGAAGCTGAAGAAAAATTTAAAGACATATCTGAGGCTTATGGTGTATTATCTGATGATGAAAAAAGGTCAAATTATGATAGATTTGGTACAGAAAAAAGACGTTCAATATTTGATTTTAATGATTTTGCGAAACCACAAAAGATTGGTAGTGATGTTTTATTAGAAATTAAATTAAATCTTAACGAGATACATAATGGTGTAAAAAACAAATATAGATTTGATAGATTGGATAGTTGTAAAACATGTAATGGTCATGGTGGTACAAATTCTAAGACTTGCCCTAAATGTAATGGTGATGGTGTTATTATTAATGTAACACAAACACCATTTGGTTATTTCCAACAAGCAACAACTTGTAATGTTTGTGAAGGTGATGGTATTGTTTATGAGGATGTTTGTGGTGATTGTAATGGTAGTGGTACTAAAAAGATAACAGACGAAATAGAATTAGAAATACCAAAAGGTGTTTTTGAAAATATGGGTTTTAATATAAATGGTAGAGGTAATGCTGTTAGGAATGGTATAAATGGTAATCTAATCGTCAGAATTAAAGAATTACCACATGACACGTATGTTAGGTCTGGTGATGATTTAAAGTTAAATGTTAAGCTAAGATATGACCAATTAGTATTAGGTGATAAAATAGATATAGAAACGATTGATGGTGGTAAAATAAGAATTAACATACCAGAACATACTGAATTAAATAAAATGTTTAGAATACCACAAAAAGGATTAAATAAATTTAAAAGCAATTCACGTGGTGATTTATTTGTTATTGCTGATATATCAATACCAAAAAGCATAACAGAAGAACAAAAAGAAGTGATAAATAAATTAAGAATTATTGAAAACAATATAACCGAATAACTAAAAAAATGAGTAGTAATAAACAACCTGTTGTTATAGGTAGTGCTTTTGTTTCAATTTTTGATAGATTCGGTGTTACTGATTATAATGAACATAATACTATTGAAGATGCAATTAAATCATTAGAATATGGAAGTGATGAAGGGTTAATTATGGATATTGCTGTAATTGAAACAAAGACTAAACAAATGGTATGGTATCAAAAATTTTTAGGTAAAGCAGAATGCCAAGCAAAAGTAGATAGGTTCGTCAAGCATTACCTATAACGTTCCGCAGATTGCCGAAGGTGGCGAAATCGAAGCACTAAACTTGATATAAACACAAATGTTAAACCGAAGCACAACAGTTGATATTAGCACTAAACCGCCACTTTTGGCAATGTGCTGTTATAAGCCGTTTTTCTTCACAAATCAAAAATAAATGGACTTACGAATTGAACACATTTTCAGAGAAGAAATGAAAGGAGATACATCTTTTCAAGAAAAAGAAAGCGGATTAAGTTTGCTTTTTGGAACTCATAAATACTCTAAAGTTGAAATGAGAGAAACTTGGGATAGAGGAATTAAACACGGAATTGAAATAGGGTTAAGAAAAGCAAGTTTAGAAGGGCAAAGGATTGAACTTAACCACAACACTCCAGAAGGTAAGCATAAGGAGTTTCTTGAAAAGTTTTATCAATTAGCTGCTGAATATAAATGTGCTATCCAATATCATCCAGAGGTCGGAATGGTTGTAGTAGCTCGTCAAAATGGCTTATAACGTCCGATGATAAACAATCGTTTTAATGTTGTTTATCATTTGTTAGGTTTAGTCATTAATTTGTTTTACCTTTGTAAAAAATATAAATATGGAAAATAAACGAAAAGAAGAAATTATCAAAAAATGGGAAGAGAGTGGTCTATTAGATGGACTTACTGAAATGGATAAAGACCATCCAATGTTGAATGTTATTGAGTCAATTGGAAAACAGGGGATAAACGAACTTCCAGATGTGAAACCAATAGATGATTCAAAACAAATTAATGATTAAACCTAATGACTACAGTTTGGTGAAGTGTGTGATAATACCTACAAAAACAGATAAAAATTACTAATGTTTAAATAACTACAAAAAATGATAGAAAAAAGTCAACCCCAATTTTGCCAAACCGATGTTATGTGCTGGGCGGTTTATCAGCACTAAATTTAATTTGAAATGAAATGATTTACGTTGAAATTTATACACACAGTAGCGTAGTTGATGGCTCAATTTCTTTTGAAGAATTTGATTTGAGAGTTGCTTCAATTGGAGATAATGAAACATTGGTAAAAAAAGATTTTGATAAACTTTGGGAATCGGTTAATGAAATTGATACTAAAGATTTAAAGGCAGAAGAATGGTATATGCTTGGCTTTAAAAGAAATTGGGAAGATGATGGTAGCGGTTCATATAATCAATGCTGGTTTGAACTTGTCGAAACATCTTTGATTGAAATTGAACTGTAGCCTTGCACATAACAACAGGCTATACGCAATACATTTTTATAACTAATTGATATGTATTTAATTACGACAGTATTTTAGAATAAAAATATCACGAAATTAAAACATTTTTTTGTTTAGTTCGATTATTATTAGTATATTTGTATTATAAATAACAAGTTAAAAAAAAAGTAATTATGGCAAGATTTGAAGAACCTTATGAGGACATTGAAAGTTTATTTGATGAAGTGGTTGTTAACCAATCAACATTACCACCAAGTGTAAACATTAAGTTATTAGCAGATAACAAATCAAAAAAGATTTTTAAAGTTATGAGGGCTAATGATTTGTTAAAGTACAGAACTGGTGATGATGTTATCATTATTATTAATCAAAACATTTTTGAACAATTAACCGATGTGCAAAAAATGATTGTTGCTGAAGAAGCTGTAGCATATATCGCTTATGACATGGATAAAGATAAAGTATTAATTACTGAACCAGACTTTTTGGCTCATAGCGGTATCTTAAGAAAACATACATTTGAAGTTATTGAAAATGTTAGAGAAACAATTAAAAGTCTTTACGATGCTGAAAACCAATCTGAAGACGAATCTTTAAGTAGAACAGGGAGGTAATAGTGATTGAGGTTATTTGTGGCCCTATGTTTTCAGGTAAAACAGAAGAGTTGATTAGAAGAATTAAAAGAGTTATAATTTCTGAAACAAGTTTCATTGTTTTCAAACCTAACATTGATAGTAGAAACGAAAAGGAAAATAATGCAATAGCAACACATGATTTATGTGGTGAATTACAAGCTGTTGTTGTCGATAACATTGATGATATCTACAATAAGAGTAAAGATTATGAAGTTATTGCAATAGATGAAGCTCAATTCTTTGATGAAGATTTATACAAGATTGTATTAAGAATGGCTGATGAAGGTAAAAGAATAATAATAAGTGGTTTAGATTTGGATTATGAAAGAAATCCGTTTATAACAATGTCTAAATTATTTTCAATTGCTGATAAAGTTGATAAGATTAATTCAATTTGTATGGTCTGTAAGAAAAATTTGGCAAACTATTCTAAAAGAATGGTTAATAATACTGATTTGATGTATATCGGTGATAAAAAAACTTATATACCTATATGTAGGAAATGCTTTAATAATTAATCATGGAAAAGAATATTGGTTTTAGAATAACAGTTGAGTTTGATTGTACAGAAATGATTGACGAGAAAACATTTCATGACGAATTTAATTGTAATCCAACAGCAGCATATAGATTTATATCAGATAATTTTAACGATAGTCCGTTAAATTTTTCTTCTGATGATAGAATAATTAAAATTGAAGTTATTAAATAAAATATGAAAGAACAGATAGAATTGATTAATCCAGAAGCACTAATGTGTGATGGGTTTGATGATGCAATAATAGGTATTGCGGAAAGAATTAATTTAAACCCAGTTGTAACATATGATGTAGAAAAAATGTTATCAATATTAATCGATAAATATGATATGTCATATGATGAAGCCGAAGAATATTATCATTTTAATATTTTAGGTGCTTGGCTAGGTGAAAATACACCAATTTATGTTAGAAGTTTAAACAATTAAAAAAAAAATGGAAAATTTAGTAGACACTGGTATGCATGAAGAATTCAAATCTTATGCAACAAAACACATGGGCATAAGCAGTATGCAACTATATTATTGGGAAAAACTGCAAGAAAACATTTATTCAAATGTAAATGTATTTGGTTCTTTATCACCGATGATTTTGGAAGAAAGAGAATTCAGAGCAACACTAATGTCAGTGTTTGATAGAATGATGATGGATAGGATTATATGGTTAGCTGGACCAGTTAACGATAGGATGAGCACGGTTGTTCAAGCACAATTAATGTTTCTTGATAATATGGAAACAAAAGATATTACTCTACATATTGATACACCTGGTGGTAGCGTTAAAAGTGGTTTATCAATTGTTGATGTTATTGGTTATATATCTTCTGATATCGTCACTATAAACACAGGTATGGCCGCTAGTATGGGTAGTGTATTATTAGGTGCTGGAACCAAAGGTAAAAGGTATAGTTTAAGTTTCAGTAGAGTTATGCTACACCAAGTTTCTTCTTCAATGGGGGGTACTATTCAAGACATGCGATTAACAATTGCTGAAACTGAGAAATATAATGAAATATTATTTGGGTTGCTTGGTGAGTACACAAACAAAACTGCAAAACAAGTTATGAAAGATGCTGACAGGGACCTTTGGTTGAATGCTGATGAAGCACTTAAATATGGTATTATTGATTCGGTAATAAGTAGAAAAAAATAATTAATAATAATGGCGACAAGATATTGTAAAACAACTATAAAACATATTGCTGATTACTGGATAAAAAATAGTAATATAAGTGAACTAGAATTAAATTTCGATTGGGCCGATGCACACACACACTGTTGGAATTGTGGTGATGACAGATTTAGAAAATCACATAAAACCCCTTCATTAGAAAGATGTCATATAGTTCCACATAGTTTAGGTGGTAGTGATTCACCTGACAACTATGTTCTTCTATGTAAAGATTGTCATCAAGAAGCACCAAACACAAACAACCCTAATGACATGTGGGATTGGATAAAATCAAACTATATGCCGTTTTCTTTTTACGGCACGTACAGCGTTAGAAAAGCGTTAATCATATTTCAAGAAAGGGAGGGTTTTTCATTTATAGAAAAAGCATCAACCATAAACAATATTTCTGATGTTATTAAAAATGAATTTAATAATGTTAGTACTCACGGTGCTAAAACAACTATTAGCACATATTATTACATGTTTAAAACTATTATTGATAAATACACATAATATTTATTAAATAATATTTGTTTTTATTTGTATCTTTTAGTATATTTGTAATAATTATTAAAACAATGGGGCGATATTAGAATCGACTGGTTATAGTCGTAAGTATTAAGCATGTAGTGTTAGATGGAAACACTTAAATACCCTATCAAAACAAACAAATGGCAACGATTTAGTTGTTTCTGAAAATTTCCTTAACGAAGTTACATGTAGCTTCGCTGGAGAGCTTGCGGTAGCCTGATATCGCTGATAGTAATAACTTACTTAATTGTAGTATTTTCTACAACATAATGGTAGTCCATTAGTTTCTAATCAGAGAACTTAACAAATTTGATGTATTTTGAATGGTTAGAAAACCATTATAAACATGTAGAAAGGTATTGAAGAATAACCAACACGTTGGTGCAACTCCGACTCGCTCCACTAAAAACCTTACAATTATTTTGTAAGGTTTTTTTTATTTCAGCATATTTATAAATAAATTAAATATTATGGGAAAGTTCTTTATGTCATTATTATTGGTTGAGAATAAAGTATCAAGTAAGCGTTTTGTGACCTTAATGGCGTTTATTTTTATGGCTATAGGGTTTATATCAGATTTATTCTTTGAATACACTGTAAACGAGTTTATATATGAATATATGGCTTGGATTGTGTTAGGTGGTTTAGGGTTTACAGCATCCGAACAATTTTCTAGTAGAAGAACAAAAAAAGATACAACCCAAAATGAAAATATTGAAAACATTTAAAATAATTAAGGGGATTTAAAATCCCCTTAATACATGGTTATTTTTTACAACCACATTCTCTTACTTGATTTTTCATGATTTAAATTATTTAGCTAAATGTTATTTATTAATAAATATCGTTCATTAATTAAAAAAATGTAGTAAATTTGACTTATGTTTAAGAAAAAAAATAATATAAGGTTTATAGATGTAAATTGGAAGATTTTAAAAAATGATATCCAAATGAATGTTATTCCTAAAAAAAATGAATTACTTTTCTTTAATGATATATATTACGAAGTGGTTAATGTAATTTATGATATTTCAAAAATAGAAAAACAACAAATAATAGTTGTTTTAACAGAACTTAAACCTAAAGTAGATTTTAAATTGGTTAATAATCAAATAATTACATAAAAAACAGAAAATAAATTTGTTTTCATGAGGTAAAGGTTAGTATATTTGTATTATAAAAAGTGGTTACAGCAAAACAAAAAAGAATAATTATGCAAAATTATAGAAACCCACTTTGAAATTATTTTAGTTATTTTGAAGAATTATTTCAGCAAAATTAAATTATCGATGAATCTTTTAAATTCAACCCGAAAAACCGATTCTGTAAATAACTAAAAATATTACCCTATAGGGTATAAAAATAATAAAACAAATAAATTAATACCATATAGGGTATAAAAATAAAAAAAATTGTTTTAATGTTAAAAAGTTAGTAAATTTGTAATATAAATTATTTTAAAGGATAGATTCAGCAAAAGTTACATTCAAATTCAAAATAGATAAAGTCAACTAACGCTATCCTGTAAATAATAAAATGGTTAGATGATGAAATAGGAAAACATGCAAGACTTAAAATCTTGTGGGCAGAAACGCCCTTGTGGGTTCGACCCCCACTCTAACTACAATGAGTAAGAGATACTCAGAGTCTTTAATTCAAGACTTAAACAATGAATAGGGTATTAGACTGGACATCCTAATATCTATAAAGAAGACTATCACATTTTGGTAGAAACTGGTTATAGCTCTATAAAACGCCAGTCTCTTTGGAATAAAGCTAGGTAACAGAGGCTCCAAGTAGTTTGACTAATTTTAAGAGGGTAAGACCCACAGGTTTATTGAAAGAAAGAAAACCGATACATCTACTCACCAGTAATCTCAAGGTGGGGTGGAAGTTAGGTGGCGGAATTGGTAGACGCACGCATGGCTCGGCAGTATCGTGAAAAGAGCCTGTAATTAAGATACTGCGTACAGGTTCGAATCCTGTCCTAACAACAAAAATAACTAATGACTCTGAAAAGAGCAAGCTGGATTGGGTTGCTAGCATTCCCGTTCGAGTCGGGCAAGAATAGAAATATTCAAGTGGGCCAGCTAGGAGAAACGAAGACCTCATTAGTTATTTTCTTAGTCAGGTGGCGGAATTGGTTGCCAAGATAGCGGACTCTAAGGAGCGTCTATTACAGGTTCGAATCCTGTCCTGATTACAATTAATTTAAACATAAAAAAAATATGAAAAACTTTTTAAAAGAACTATTTAAGTGTTGGTTATTGACATGTCCGATAACCATTTTATTTATCTTTATTAAACCTATTGGTTATCATTGGTATGATTACATTATATTTTATAGTATAATTGGTGTTGTATCTTATTATTATAAAGAAATTTATAAGTTTCTAGGTTTTTAATGGGTAAAAACGTTAAGTTATGTTTAATTGGTTCAGCTAGATGGGGAAAAGACTCACTAGCTGAAATTTTTAATGAGCAGTTTGGTTTAAAATACACATCTTCATCTGAAGCATGTGCTGACATATTCATATATGATAAATTAAAAGATTTATATGGTTATAGTAGTGTTAAAGAATGTTTTAACGATAGGTTTAAACATAGAGCAGAATGGTTTAATTTAATAAGTGAGTATAATAAAGATGACAAAGCTAGATTAGCTAAAGAAATCATGAAAAATAACGACATTTATGTTGGTATGAGAAGTAGAGATGAGATAGAAGAGTGTTTAAGACAAAATGTGTTTAATTTAGTTATATGGGTTGATGGTAGTAAAAGGCTACCATTTGAATCAAAAGATTCTTTTGATATTGATTCATTATGTGCAGATATCATTATTGAAAATAATGATACGTATGAAAATTTTCAACGTAGAGCGATAAATTTAGGGAATTTATTATTCAAGTAATCTAAAAAAAAATTTGTTTCGTATCGTATTTTTTAATATCTTTGTATTAAATAAATAAAGTATATGATAACAGATTTCGGTAAAAAAAGACTTGGTAATGATGATTTTTTTGTAAACACATTATCTAAAGAATCTTTAAAAGCTTATTACAGTCAAATTGAAAAGCTTAAACCTTTAACCAAAGAAGAAGAAAAAGAACTATTCATAAAGTTGTCTGAGACAACTGATGAATTAGACAGAAAAAAAATAAAAGATAAAATAATAAATCATAATCTTTTATTTGTTGTTTCTGTTGCAAGAACATATGCTAAAAAAATAACCAGTGGTGATATTGGTGTTGAAGAATTGATATGTGAGGGCAATATTGGCTTAAGTGAAGCTATTGAACAATTCAAAACAGATTCAGATAATAAATTTATTTCATATGCTATTTGGCATATAAGAAAAAGAATTTTATTGTTTTTAAATGAAAATTTATATGTAGCTAACATATCTTCAAACATTATGCCTAAAATTAAAATAATAAATAATTTGAAAGCAAAAATGGAGAAAGAATGTGGTCATGAACTTGATTACGAATATGTTATTAATAATTCTGATATTGGTACAGATAGAATAAAAAATAGTGTATTGATGGCTATTAAATCTAGTGTTGTTACTAAATCATTAATAACTGAAGAAAATGATTATTTATTCAAACACAATGATTTTGAAGTAGATAGTGAAGAAAAAGAATCAAACGAAGTATTAAAAAAGGTAATATATTCTTTAAACCCTATAAGTAGAGTTATTATTTGTCATTATTATGGTTTGTATGACTATAAACAATTAACAATTAAACAAATGTCAGAAGAGTATAATATGACAACTATAAGAATTAAAAAAATAATAGAGTTTGCGATAAGAGACCTTAAAAAAAATGAAGATTTAAAAGATTTTTTTGGTTGTTAATAATTTAATAGTTTAAGATATATATTTATTATATATGAAAAACTATATTAAATTCAAATTAAGAAACTTATTAAACGAAACGGAATTTAATTACCATAAAGGTGATATAGAAAATGTAGAAAATATAAGACCATATGGTTCAGATAATTTATTTCGTATGCAAGGTCGTGGAACTGGGCATTTTGGTTCTGGTCTTTATTTTTCTACTTATAGTTGTGAAAATTTTGATGATTCCGATAACTCAAAAAAAGAATTAACTAAAATAAAAGATAATATTTATCGTGTTGATTTTGATATTTATAAAAATTTATTTAGGGTTAAATCACCAGACCATGCTGAAATGTTATTTAAAACATTAAAACTAATAAATGAAAGTTTTTATTTAGTTGTTAGAGTTTATGATAGCAAATTTGAAATGGATAACAAATTCAAAATTATTTATTTAAAAATAATAAATAATGCACAATACCTAGGTTTAAATATTCCAAAATATCGTGAATATATAAATATGGTTAAAGAAGCCGCAAATGACATGAAGAACAAAACCAATTTAGCATCCATGTCAACAAGAATAATGGAGTACAATGGTTTTAATGGTGTTAATGTTAGCGGTATAGATGGGTATGATAATACATTACACGGGTCTGTTATATATGATTTATCTAAACTATCGTCTAATCCAGTAGAAGTTAAAAACCCAGAACTATTTTGTAAAATAAAACGTGATGTGATAACTAATTTCCCAAATATGCGTTCAGATGCTTTAGCTGGTGATAAATTAAGTATTGATTTTTTTAATAAATTAAAAAATAATGAAAAAATAATTTATATAAAAAATTTTGAATATTATTTTGAACCTTATCAATTAGATGAGTTAGATGAAAACTTAAAAAAAGTTTATTATAATTCATTACCAATTAAATTTAAGAATGGTTTATTAGAAAAATTACCACATTATAAAATGGTTAAAAAAATGATTGATGATGGTTATATTAAATTAATTTATGATGAAAACATTAAAGTAAATGATGTAACTATATTAGAAGATATTTTAGAAGATTTTTGGAAGTATGATGAAAAACATCAAGAATTGATTTTAAAAAACATAAATAGACCATTAAATGATGAAGAAGAACGTTTATTAAATAACGTGAAAGAAGATGATGAATATAAACAATTTTTTACCGAAAACGAAAATAAATTAAATACTTCATCTGAAATAAGAATTAAATATGATATTAACTTACCAAAGGACATAATAGATATTAAAGATATTTTTGTTAAGAATGGTTATGATTTATATCTTGTTGGTGGTTCAGTAAGGGATGTTTTACTAAATAAAGAACCAAAAGATTATGATTTAGCAACAAATGCTAAACCAGATGATATTGAAAACATATTACAAGAAAACGGTTATAAAACAATAGCAACAGGAAAAGCATTTGGTGTCATTAATGTTATAACAGATAGTGATGAATATGAAATAGCCACATTCAGAATAGACCAATATAAAGGTTATGATTTAGAAGGGTTTAAAGATTATTTAAAACGTTTAAATAATGGTAGTTACGAAAAATTTTTAACTAAATTAATGAAATAGCGACTTTTAGATTAATCCATGATATTTATAATAAAAAGAATGTCATGGAATCAAAATATTATGTCTATGTTTACCTAGACCCAAGAAAAAAAGGTGAATTTACATATGGTGATTATAAATTTGAATATGAACCATTTTATGTTGGAAAGGGATGTTACAAAAGATGCTTAGAACACTTAAACCCTAATAGGATGAAGTGTGATAATAACACATATAAAATTAGAAAAATTAATAAAATAATAAATATTGGTTTAAAACCAATAATTTTAAAAATTAGTGAAAATATATTTGAAGTTGATGCTTTCGAGTTAGAAAAAAAATTAATATTAGTTATTGGTAGGAATGATTTAAAAAATGGTCCATTAACCAACCTTACCAATGGAGGCGATGGTGTTTCTGGTCACATAAGGTCGTTAGAGTATAGGAATAAAATCAGTCAAAACAATAAAAATAGGGAGGTTAGTAATATAACAAGAGAAAAAATAAGTCAATCATTAATTGGTAAACCTGGTAGAAATACTGGTAATAAACACAGCGAAGAGACTAAAAAACAAATATCAGAAACCAAAAAAGGTACTTTGTCTTGGAACGCAACACCAGTATTACAATTATCTAAAGATAGTGAATTAATTAAAGAATGGGTTAGTGCAACAGCAGCAGCAAAAGAATTAGGGTTGAGTCAAGGCAATATTTGGTCGGTAATAAATGGTAATAGAAATAAGTGTGGTGGTTATAAATGGAAATTAAAATAATTAAAATGGAAAATTGGGAACAAATAGCTAAAGAATTCTTTAAAAAAGAATTTGAAGATTATGAAAAAACTTTAGCTGATAAAAGAAGACCAGATTCAGTCGAATTCACAGATATATATCAAGATGTGCTAAGAAGAGATATAACAATAAATGCTTTATTTTACGATATTAAAAATAAAGAAATTGTTGACCTTGTTGGTGGTATTGAAGATATAAAAAATGGTGTGATTAGAACCGTTGGTAAACCAGAAGATAGATTCAATGAAGATAGACTTAGGATTTTAAGAGTTCTAAGATTCTCAGCCAGATTAGATAGTGATATAGACCAACAAACAGATGAAGCATTACAAAAAGATGCTAGTTTAGAAGGTATATCTGCTGAGAGAGTAAAAGATGAATTTATTAAAGGAATTAAATCAGCTAAAAATGTTTCTTTCTTTCTATCTTTAATAGATAGATATAATTTATTTGATTGGATTTTTCCTAAACTTAATATTAATAAGAATTTCAAAAACTTAACAGATGATTATATCATAACAATATCAACTTTATTAAAATTAAATAACCCTAAAAACATTGGTAACAAATTAAATGAATTAAGATACACTATTGATGAGATAAGAAACATTCAATTTTTACTTAGTTTTTTAAATATAAGTATTGATACAGCCGTAGCATTAAAAAAGATGCAAAAAAATATAACATTGAATGATGAACAAATAAAAAAATTCGGTCAAATAAATAATTTAGATAAAAAGTTAGTTGATGCTTTTATAGATTTTGAATTGTCTGTTAATTCACAAGAAGTAATGGATAAATTTAATCTTAAACCTAGTCAAGAACTTGGTAATAAAATAACATCGTTAGAAACAGATAACTTTAAAAAAACAATTAAATAATATTTATTTTTTTTAATTAAAATACATATTTATATTATAAAAAAGCAAACATGAGTAAATATTTAGCAATTTATACTGATAACATTAATAACATAGATGTCTTCGGATTAAAATTAATGTCAGATAAAGACATGGAACGTTATGAGAGCTTAGCTATGTCAATAACTTGGAGTTTTTCTTATAATTTATCTGAGTTTGATTATGCTGACTTTGTTGATGGTGAAGACTATTTAAATAAAATTGAATTTAAAGAAATTACTGACGAAGAATTTAACACAATTAATAATTTATTTGGGTTAAAGTTTGGTTATTTTATAGATGAAGATTATCTAAAGATTATTTTATCAGATGATGATTTAGATATTGAAACTGGTGATGACGATAATTATGATGATGATAATTATCTATTTTCATCTGATGGTGACGATTATTAAAAAAAAATTTGTTTTCTTTTGTTTAATGTAGTATATTTGTATTATAAAAAAATTAAATAGTTATGAGTACAAAAAATCAACAAAGAAGCAAGACACAGATTAGTGTCGAAAATGGAATTAAAATTTTGAAAAACGCTATTAAGCGCAAAATTTCACTTTCTGAAGCATCAAGAAGAGCAAACTTTGGTAGAAACTATGTCTACACGATTAAATCAAGATTGTCTGACAATTACAAAAATCGTGCGGTTACAAGAGAATCCTATCAAGAATTCAGAACATTAGTTAAAGAATACAATTCACTAAATTCTTAATTTTTTAACTTATCTTTTTAAATAAAAAAAACCTCCATTTGTATGGTGGTTTTTTTTTATGTCATAACTACTTATAATTAATGAGTATTAATTGTGGTGGAAATATAAAAAAAATAGGTGTAGAAAAGAACAAAACCTTTTTAAAAAATTTTGATTCCGTTTATGATAGATATAAAAAAAAGGCTATTGAAATGGGTTATCATAAAGATTTAATAATAATAAGGGAACACGGTAAAGTTTTAATATATATTTGTCTAGATAATAAGAGATAATTGATTAATTAAAATATTTATATATAAATTAATTAATATGAACCAACTAATAACAATTAAAAAAATGTTAACGAATTATCTTAACGAATCAATAGAGGATTACTCAAAATGGAAACGTAATAATGTCACCTACAGAGGGATTAAAGAATTTGGGAAACCAAATGAAGTTTATGGTTCGCTTGGTAATGGATTATATACAGTACCTTTGAGTAATAAAGCAATGGCAAAACAATATGGTGACTTATATTATGTTGTTAATGCTAAACCAACAAAACCAAAAATAGTTAATGGATTAAATAACGCTGAATTACTAATTCAAAATTTAATCGATAATTTCTGTAAAGAAAATGGACAGGGCTATAGTAGAAGTTTTTTTGAACAAAATACAACTATCGAAAAAGAAATGTTAAAGTTAGGTTATAACGGTATAATAATAAAAGGTAGAGAAATGGTTAACTATGAACCAATAAACATTAAATATTTTAAAACTGAAAAGGAATTATTAAATTATTACGATTCAATTAAAAACATAGAAAGTTAAAAAAATGAATAACAAAGAATTCATAATTGGCAAGTTAAAGGAAAGTGAGTTTGCGAAACTTTTCACTAATGTAACACCATCATCTAGAGAAGATGATATGTATTTACATTTTGATTTAACAATAAGTGCCAAGATAGATGTTAAATCAATGAAAAAAGGGGCTAGATATGACCCTAGATATAATGAAAATTTTCATTGGGTTGAACTTAAAAATGTTAGAGGTGAGAAATCATGGTTATTTGGTGAGGCTGATTATTTTGCGTTTGAAACTGAAGATTATTGGATAATAGTCGAAAAAGAAAAGTTACAACATTTCATAGACGAAAAAATTAAAGGTAAAGAAATTGGTAGTAATAAAGACCCATATGAGTTATATAGACGCACTAATAGAAAAGATGTTATAACTAGAGTTAAAACAATAGATTTAATTTATCTTTCATTAACTTTGATAAAAAAAGAATAAATAATATTTGTTTATTAATAATATTAATAGTATCTTTGTATTATAATTTAGGGCCTCTAGCTCAAGCGGTTAGAGCACTTGACTCATAATCAAGGGGTTACAGGTTCAAGTCCTGTGAGGCCCACAATTAAACATGGCTCTATAGTTAAACGGATATAACAAATTCCTTCTAAGAATTAGTTTTTGGTTCAATTCCAAGTGGGGCTACTAAAACATTTAAAAATAAATCACTTATGAATTACACACAATTATTTTATTGGCTAACGGTAGCCGACAATGCCAAATATTTTTTTGGTACTATGATAGTTATTTTCACTTTAATATCTGTCATATCAACAATATGTTATCTTTTTAATAAGAACTCTGAAGATGAAGATAACCAAAGAATGTCAAGAAAATGGATGTGGTGGTCTTATCCTTTTTGTATTTTATTTTGGTTATTACAAATAGCAACACCTTCTAAAAAAGATGCTTTATTAATTGTTGCTGGTGGGGAAACGTTAAATTTCTTAACCACAGATTCAACAGCTAGGCAGATACCACATGAATTAACTAGTTTTGTTGTGACTGAATTAAAGAACATGGCTTCTGATGCTAAAGTGGAGTTAAACATTAATAATCAGAAAGAAAAAATATTAAATGAAGCTAAAAATATGTCAAGTTCTGAATTAATGGAAAAAATGAAATCAGATACAGCATTTGCTAAAATTATTTTAAATAATTAAATAAAAAAAATATGGAAGTTTCTATGGATGGTTTGAGAAAAAGGTTAATTATAGATTATAATTCATTAACCAAAAAATTAAATAACTCTATTAAAAAATATGATACATTTAATTCAGAAATAATAATCGAACCAGAAGATATTAGAACAGAAATGGATGGGCTTAGAATTGGTTTAGCTACATTAGCCTTTTCATATCTTGATGGCCCAAATGGTTTTTCATCTTTAGATGAAGAAACATTAATCGAAGAATATCTACCAGAAAATGACGAAGAAAGAGATTAAAGAATGGATTGATAGGTGGTCAAAGTTAAAACCATGTCAAACTAGGGATAAAGTAATTGAAATTTGGGCTAAAGTATATAATAACATCGCATGATTAAATGCATTTTTAAATATTATGTAACCGATAACTACACATATGGTTACGATTTAATTATCCCTTTTGAATGTAATGATTTAATTGAGTTTATTTATAATCAGATAAAAAAACTTCAAAAATCGGAATACGGATGTGATATTTTAGGCGTTTATGTTGAAAAAGATAAATTAGATGAAATAGAATATTCATTTTTAACATTAGAAGAATGGTTCAATAAAGAAAAAAAAATTGGTTAAAAATATGACAGAAGAAAAATTCAAAGAAATACAGGCTATTAAAGATGAGATATCTTTAGTTAAAACTGAATTAAGAAAACTTGAAAAATTATTTAATTGTTGTAGTCTACAACTAGTGGTCACTGGTTTAAACAGGATGACTACTTTTAAGGACACTATTTTATTTGATTTAAATTTTTCAAATGAAGATATTAAATGTTTGTTAGATAACAAAAAACAAGAATTAAATTCAAAGTTATCTCGATTAGAAAAAGAATTCGAAAAACTTTAAAAAAAAAAAAATTGTTAGTTAACAAAATAATTAGTAACTTTGTATTATGAAAAAAATATATTTAATGTCATCCATACCAATTTTATTGGTAGTTGTGTTTATGATTTGGACTTTAATTTTAGAAGGTTTTTCTTCAAGTTCAGATTATTTAGTTCTTTTATCCGCATTGGCTAGCGGAGTATTAATGATAGCCTTATACAAAACAATCAAATTTTATTTAAAACAATTTTAATTCATGAAAAAGTCAGTAAAAACAATTTTTTTAATTTTCGGTGCATTTTTGATAATGCAAGGTTGTGCATGTTCTCGGATTGATGCTGGACATGAGGGTGTTAAAGTTAATCTTGTAGCATCCGATAAAGGTGTTGATGGTGTTGCTCTTGTAACTGGTTGGCAGTTTTATAATCCATTAACAACGAGTGTATATGAATTCCCAACATTTGTTCAAACAGTTGATTACGAAGCGTTCACTGTTAATGCTAAAGACGGTTCAGTGTTTACAGTTGACCCAACTTTAAGTATTAAAGTTATTGATGGACATTCACCAGTTATTTTTACGAAATATCGTAAGGAGCTATCAGAGATTGTTAACACAACTATTTACAATTATGTAAGGGATGCGTTTAGGATTCAATTTAATTCTTTCACAACAGATAGTGTTATTTCTAATAGGGCAACATTTGAAAACATGGTTCAAATGATGCTTGATAGTACTTTACAAAAAGAAGGTTTTAAGCTTGAGCAAATGACATCTGGTATGCAATATCCACCTACGATTGTTCAAGCTATTGAGGCCAAAAATAAGGCGATACAAGATGGACTTAGTGCCCAAAACAAGCTTGTTGAAGCTAAAGCACAAGCTGAGATTAAAGTAACTCAAGCTAAAGCTGAAGCCGATGCATATGCTCTTAAAGAAAGGTCACTATCACCAATGTTGTTGACTCAACAATACATTGAAAAGTGGAATGGTAGTTATGGTGAGGGGAATGTTTTTAGTTCTGAACAATTAACATTACTTAAAAATGTTGGTAAACGATAATATCAATAATATAGAACAACAAAAAAAATATACTCATTAATTTGGGTATATTTTTTTTGTTTTAAAGATATTTATTATCATGGAAACAAAAATAATAATTAAAACATTATTAAGAGAAAGTTTATTGGATGAAGATTATCCAGAAAGTTTTAATATGGATAAATTTAAATCCCTAACAACTTTTAAAGATAGGGTTAATTATTGTAGTGAACATTTAAAAAGGATATCTAGTGGCACTAGTAGAATCGTATATAAAATTGATGATGAAAAGGTTTTGAAATTAGCCAGAAATAAAAAGGGGTTAGCACAAAATGAAGTTGAGGTTGATTATTCTAAGGAATATGTTATTGAAAGCATTTTAGCTAAAGTTTTTGATTATCATGAAGATTATTTATGGGTTGAGATGGAATTAGCTAGACCAGTAACTGAAAAAATATTTAAACAAGTTAATGGATATAGTTTCGGATTATATTCATTAGCAATAAATAATTATTATTACGGTAGTTTAAAACCAAATAATAGAAATGTTAGACATATAGATGGTTTAGAACAAGCTATTCAAGATTTATGGGAAGATGAATTCGCTTATGATATTTTTCAATATTTAGGTAATTTTAACGTACCTGTTGGGGATTTAATGAAATTGTCTTCTTATGGTTTAGTTAAAAGAAATGGTCAAGATACTATTGTTTTAATTGATTATGGTCTTGACCATGATACGCTAGAAAAATATTATAGTTAACTTTATGAATAAAACATATATTAAAGAATCATTAAGGAAATATTTGAACACTAATATATTATTAGAAGGTTGGTTTCATGGTACTTATGATTCTAGAGAAATAGAAAAAGAAGGTGGTTTTACTAATAAAACTATTAGAGTAGAATATGTTAATAACCCTAAAGCTCTTGATAAATTACAAGAAAAAATGAATAAAGCTAAAATTTCAGGTGATGAAGAATTATATTTTAGTTTATTAAATAAAGTTTCTAATTTTAAAGATTATTATTCGTATAACAAACCATTATTCATAACTGACAAATATTCTGTTGCTAAAACATATGCTGATGCTAAAAGAGCTTTTGATTATCAAAACGCTATTGAAAAAGTGTATGAAGTTGATGTTGATTGTGATAAAATAGTTAAGATAATAGCAATTGGTGATAGATTTAGTTATATTAGTTTAGATAAAGTTAAAAATGGTTTTATTAATGCTGGTATATCTGAAGAAAGAATTGATGAATTAATATCAATGTTTAATTATTATTATAATGATAAAGGAATTAAAACAGATGTTATAGGAGCAATAGGGAACATTTTAAATTTTGATTGTATAGATGTTATTGGTGTTTTGGATTCATATCATGGTGGTACTATTAAATCAACAGTTAGAATGGTTTTAGACCCATCAAAAGTCAAAATAAAAACAAAACAAAATTTAAATGAAAACATAATTTTAACTGAAGAATTAAAAACATTATATCACGGTAATAAATCTGGTTATAAATTAGATAACATAACTTTTGATAATAACAATTATTTTTATTTAACACCAATTTTTAGATATGCGTTAATGTATGCTAAAGGAAATGAAGATGGCGTTACAGGATTAAAGATAGATACATCTAAATTATTAGATTTAAGGTCACTAGGTACAAATAAAATTGATAGTAAAACATTCTATAAAGAGACAAAACAATATTTTCCATCAAAACTTTTAACTAAGAATCAAAATAATTCTTTATGGGAATTAATTAGATTAGATTTTGATGGTGATATTAAAAAAACTTTTCAAAGTAGAGGATATGATGGTTTAATAATAATTGAACAAAAAGATGGTGAAAAATTTGAATCATATGTCTTATTTAATAGCAATCCAATTATTGATATATTAAACACAAATATTTTTGGTCATAGATTAGATGTGTTATTAGATATTATTGGTGACAAAGTAGATAACCCAAAAAAATTCATAAAAGATAAAATATATGATTTGAAAACAATTCAAAAACAATCATCAATAATATTGTATAGGGTTGTTTATATAAAAAACCCAGATAAGTTAAATAAGAATAATTTTGGACATCATTATGTCTTAAGTACAGAAGATTTTCATGAAGAAATGTTAGATTATTTATACCAAAATGCGAGAAAGCTAGATAAAAATTTGGAAGAAGATGATGTTTATTTGATAGAAGTTGAAACACCAACATCAAATATAGATTATTATGAGACTATGAGAACATTTGTTTTGCATCCTTGGGAAAATGAAATAACAATTAAAGATGATACGAAGGTTAAATTAAAAAACATTACTAATTTTTTTGGTTAATTTTAATTCTGAATATCTATATATAAAATAAAAGATGAAAGATTTTAAACAAGTGATTAAAACTAAGATACGAGAATTTATTGAACAACAAGAGTTTAATGAAGGCATATTTGATAGATTTAAAAGGAATGAAATTTTTAAACAAAAACCTAATATTTGGACACATGCTACCTCTTCTGATGAATTAATAAATCATTTAAAAAGTGGTGGTGACTTTATAGGTGAAAAAGAAGATTTAAGTAAGTTTAATATAGAAAAGATAGGTCCTTTTGCTACATTTGTTAATCAACATTCACCAAACTTTAAAAAGGGGTCAATATTTCACGGATTTGAACAACATCCATATTTGATTACAACCGAATTACCAGATAGTGCTTTCCAACCAAATTGGAATCGTAAAAATTATGATAACTTGAATGATAGTTCAAATGTTGGTGTTTTGAAACCAGAATATCGTGATTCTAAAAATTTCAAGTTGTGGAAAAGAAATAATAAAGGTGAATTTGAATTAATAAAATAAAAGTGCGTTGGATTTTAGTTTTTAACTATTTATATATAAAGATAAAACTATGAGTAAAGAAATGAGAAGATTGATAGATACATTCAAAAGGTTTAATTTGAATGAGAGTCGTAAGAATCTAAAATTAGATATTTTAAAAGATAGAGAAGAACTTATAGATATATTCAAATGGATTTCATATGATGATTATAACGGAGAAAATCCTAATTTTCAATTACAAGGCACACCAAACAACATTATACTTCATTTTCAAAGATTTTTTGGTGAGAACCAATTCGAAATTAAAGAGTGGTTGATAAGTGGTGTTAATTATGTTATGGAGGTTTATGGATATAAATATGGAAATTCAAAACCAGTTAGCATTTCATATGAATTAGATAATCCTAATTATGATGAACTTGCTGATTTATTACATGATGAAGAAGGTGTTATTGCTGGTGGTAAATCACCTAAAAATTCAAATAAAAAGATAATAGAATCCAAAACCTTTGATAAAATTGAAGATGTTTTAGGATTAAAAGTAAATACCTTATCTATAAGAATATCAAAAGTGGGTGGGTAAAAAATTATTACACATAACAATAGGTTATACGCAATACATTTTTATAACTAATTGCTATGTATTTAATTACAACAGTATTTTAGGATAAAAATATCACGCAACTAAAATATTTTTTTGTTTAATTATATTATTAATAGTATATTTGTAATAATGAATGTTCTCAAACTCATTTAATAGTGGTTGCAACCATCTGTTATTAAGGTTAACTACCTGATGTCCCTGAGAACATTCGTTTTATTTTAAAAACATATGAAAATAAGAAATATATTAGAACAATTGAACGGAACAAATATAATAAATGTTCCAATAACCAGAGATAATCAAGAATTGATTATAATGGTTGGTATACCTGGTAGCGGTAAAAGCACAAAAGCTAAATCTATAGTTGGTAATGGTATTATCCATTCAACAGATGATTTAATTGAAGCTACTGGTGATTATAACGAATTCTTTAATAATATGATGGCAAATAAAGATTTTGGACCATTAAGTAATATGCATAAACAAAATCTTAAAAACGCTATAAAATCTATGAAAGATGGTATTACACCAGTTATAATTGATAATACCAATTTAAGCCCAAGTGAACCAAAACAATATGTTATGGCTGCATTAGAAATGGGTTACGATGATAAGAACATAAAATTTATTAATATCGGTACTGGTGGATTAACAGCAGAAGAATTGGCCAAAAGAAATACACATAATGTGCCTTTAGATAAGATTAAATCAATGATTGATAAATATAAGACACATAACCCAATAACAATTGAAAAAGTGATTAATAGCAAAGATATGGGTAAAAAAGATGATGTGTTATATTCAGCAGTTGTATTGGATGAAGAATCACATAATAAATTGATTAATATGTTTTCAGATATCATACCTGAAGATTGGAAAGTTTATGCACATCATATGACAATTCAATTTGGAAAAGGTGTTGAGAATGAAAAAGATTTGGATAAAGAAGTGATATTACAAGGTAATAAATTAGGTATATCAGATAAAGCAATTGCCATAGAAGTAAGTGGATATGAATCAAAAAAAAATATACCACATATAACTATAGCTATTAGTCCAGATGGTTCACCTAAAATGAGTAATGATATAACTGATTGGGAAAAAATTAAACCAATTAAATTAACTGGCGTGGTTAAAAACATTTTGAAAAAATAATTTTGTATTATTAATAAAATTATTAGTACCTTTGTAGTATGGAAAATAATATGTTAGAACGTAGAGCCGAAATAAGCTCAAAATTATTTGAAATGGGAACTTCTTTATGTAAAGAAAGCCATGAAACTGGTGATTATTGTGTTAATAAAGCTGGTAGTTTATTAATATTTATCGCTGGTGTTATGTTAGATGAAAAAGATGTCGAAGAATATGGGTTAATTTCATCAATGTATGCTGCAAAAAGGATTATGGATGACCTTGAAGAAAAAAACATAAGAATTTCAGAGATACTAAAATATTTTAATAATTTAGATGGCGAAGAACAAAACTTTAAAGATAATTAAAATAAAATGTTAAAAATAGTTGAAAAGTTAAATAGAGATGGGTTAGAAAAAACCGTATCTGATTTAGAGTTAAAACATAAGTTATACTATGATAAAGTCATATTAAAGTATGACCAATTATCATCACCAGTAATAATGGCTTTGGAAGAAGTTCAAGAATGTCGTGGATTAATTCTCGAATTAGACACATGGAAAGTTATTGGTATGGCTTTTAAAAAATTCTTTAATCATAGTGAAACTAATGCTCATACAATTAATTGGAATACCGCAAGAATCCTTGAGAAGTGTGATGGTTCTTTAATTAATTTACACTACGATTGGAATAAAGATAAGTGGTTTGCTGCAACAACAGGAACTGCTGAAGGTGAAGGGAATGTTAATGGAATGTTAGATTTAACATTTAATCAACTGTTTTGGAATACAGCTTCAAAATATGGTTTAACTGAAAATAAATTAACAAAAGGTTTTAGTTATGTTTTTGAATTAATGACACCTTATAATATTGTTGTTAAACCACATTCTGAATCTTCACTAACATTATTAACAATAAGGGATTTAAAGACCTTAAACGAATTATCTTACAATGATGTAATGGAAGTATCAAAACAAATAAATATCCCTGTGGTGACTGAATATGACCTAAATAAGAACATAGATTCTTTGGTTAAGACTTTTGAAAATATGCCATTTTCAGAAGAGGGGTATGTTATTGTTGATAATGATTTTAACAGAGTTAAATTAAAGAATCCTGAATATGTTTTGGTTCACCATTTAAAAGATAAATTATCTTTTTATAATATATTGGGGATAATAAAGAATAATGAAGTTGAAGAATTCATATCAACATTCAAAGAACGTGAAAATGAGATACTTGAACTAAGAGAAAAGTATTATGGGTTAATACGTGCGTTAAATCATTATTGGTATGTTTTATATGAATTTAAACCTAAGAACAACACAAAAGAAGAACGTAAAAATTACGCCACAAATGTATTTAAAGTTTGTTCAGAGAATAATTTAATGTTATTTTCAAATATGTTTTTCTCTTTGATTGACGGTAAAACACCATCACCAGAAGAATACCTTAAAGACTTTGATAACAAGAGGTTATACGAACATTTAAAAAAATGAAAACTATAAAAGAACTTAGAAATATTGGTCTAAAAGTTGAAGAAGCTTGCTCAAGCGTAAAGTACTTTAAACAATTAAATATTGATTGGGATGTTTTCTTAGAAACAAGAGGTAAGAACTTACAGCGTGATTTTGTTTGGGATTTAAATCAAAAACGTGAATTAATATGGTCTGTGTTGATTGGTAGACATATTCCACATATGGCTTTAATAAACACTATAGATGAACTACCCATTGGCTAAAGACCAATGGGTTTCTTAACAATATTGTTAAGAATTTTAGACGTTTCACCGATTGTGCCAACGGATGTTGGTCTTATTTCATCTCCACGTCTGTAATCGTCAGTTCCTGACGATAATATCTTATTTCCTTCTTTAAGGATATTTATGCTTGCGTTTAAATCTCTATCTAATTTAGTATTACATGATGGGCAAACCCATTCTCTAATATTTAATTTTAAATTTTGATTAATATAACCACAACAATTACATGTTTTACTACTAGGAAAAAACCTATCTATGTTAACTATTTTTTTATCATTCCATTCAGATTTATAACGTAACATTGTTACAAATTTTCCCCATGAAACATCTAAAATATGTTTAGATAATTTATGATTTTTAACCATACCCTTAATATTTAAATCTTCCAATACAATTAAATCATATTTTTTAATTAAATCTGTGGATATTTTATGTAGATTATCTATTCTAGAATTGGTTATCTTCTTATGAATAGTGGCCACTTTTAATTTTTGTTTATTATATCTGTTACTACCTTTTATTTTTCTGCTTAAATGTTGTTGATGTTCTTTAAGTTTTTTAGCGTATGTTTTTGTGTATCTATTATTTTTATATTTATAACCATCAGATGTTATAACAAACTCTTTAATACCTAAATCAATACCAACAGATTTGTTAGTTTTTGGTAATTTATTATGTTCAGTTTCAACCAAAATAGATACAAAATATTCATTTGTTGGTGTTTTTGAAATAGTACATTGTTTAATTAAACCATTAAATTTTCTATCTATAATGACTTTAATAGGGTCTTTAAATTTAGGTATAGATAATTCATTTTTATTTAATTTAACAAATTGAGGTATTGTAAAACTATTTTTATCGTGTTTAGATTTAAATTTAGGAAAACCTTTTTTGAATCTAAAAAAATTCTTATAAGCTGTTTCTAAATTTTTTAATGAATCCTGTAATGATTGTGAATTAATTTCTTTTAACCATGAATAATTATCTTGTTTTTTTAATTCAGTTAATGATTTAGCGTTATCATAATAATTAATTGAGTTTTTGTTTGTTTCATATTCATGTTTTCTTTCATTTAAAAAATAATTATATATAAACCTAATTGAACCAAAGTGTTTATTCAATAAAACAATTTGTTCATTAGTTGGTTTAAGTTTATATTTATATGATTTTAACATTATTTATCAGATTAACTCTATATATGATAAATATATGATAATATTAAAAAAGACATATTTTAAGAAAAAAAAATATTTATTTGTTTATTTGTTTATTTATTTGTATTTTTGTAGTGCTTATATCACATAAGCTAAAGACTTATGGGTTTTACGCATTCAATATAAAAGAGATTTTCCAAATGAAAATTTTTGGATAGAAGAAATAAATATATCTTAATTTTAATCCTATAATAAAAAAAATATTTGCACATTAAAAAACTTTTTAGTAACTTTGTAAAAAAAAAAGAAATATGATAAAACCAGTTGAAATTGTTGAAGTAAATAAAATCATTCCTGTATACAAGAATGGTGAAGAGGCTAATAGTATCCAAGTAATCAACTTTAAGTTTAAGAATGGTGATGAATGTGGGTACAATGTCATTGCACAAAAAGGGTTATATGAAATAGGGTCAAAAGCCTGTTATATTCAACCTGATTATTGCTTATCAGACATTGGATTATTCAATAGTTTTACAATGCCAGATAATGACCCTAAGAAAAGCAGGTTAGGTAAAAACAATAGGGTTAGGGCAATTAAATTTAATTTCTCATTTGCTGAATCAACAGACCCTATCTATTCTTTTGGTGTTTTATTACCAAAGAGTGAAGTTGATTCATTTATTGGTAAAGATTCAGATACTGATGATATAACAGAAATTCTTGGTATTACAAAATATGAAGAACCTGAAACAGCTGGTTCTGGTTTGATTGCTGGTGATTTCCCATCTTTCTTATATAAAACGGATGAAGAAAATTATTCAAACCTTAAATCAAGGGTTATGAAGTTATGTGATGGTAACACAGTGTTTGGTGTTACAATTAAACATGATGGTTCATCACACACGACATATTTTAAACTTATTGATGGTGAATATAAGGTTGGTGTGTGTTCAAGAAGTTTAGAGAAAAAACTTGAACAAAAAGCGATTACAAATTATTTTGATGCTAATAACAACAATTATCATAAATATATTAACCCAGAAACGAAAGAAAAGGGTTGGTATTGTGATGCGTTAAATGATTTCAGAACAAATGAAGAACTTGATTCATTAACCCCAATTTTTGTTGATGTAAAAGATTCTTGGGTTGATTTAGCGTATTCAAGTGGTTTAATTGATAAAGGATTAGAATATTGTAAAACACATGGTTTGGAATTAGCATTTAGAGGTGAAATTTATGGTCAGGGGTTAAAGGGTTCTGGTAACAAATATAATCCAGATTCTAATAAAAAACAAACACTTAGAATGTTTGGTATTGATAATTTATCTGAAGGTTTTTCAAAAAGATTAAACTATTCAAGTGAATTTAATCTTGAAACTGTATGTGTCGCTTTAGGTTTGGAATACACAAAACCAGAATTGGTTAAACCATCTTCATATGAAGAATTATGTCAGTTTTGTGATTCAATTATTGCAAAAGAAAAAGAACAAGGTAGAGTTATTGAAGGTGTTGTTATTAGGACACATTTTAGTAATGACTTATCTTGTAAATATATGAACCCAGAATATGATGCTAAGAAATAATATGGAAATAAATAATGTAAGGTACAAATTAACAGAAGATGTTTCATTAACTAATGAAATAACTTTAAAGAAAGGTCAAGAGATTGGCGTATTAAATTATGTTGTGTATGTTGATGGTAATTTAATACCACCATTGATGCAACAGATGTTTTATGGTTTCATTAAAAACAATCAAAACATATTAAAAGATATATCGAATCTTTAATTATTTGCCTTGGCCTCGATATCTTTTTAAATAATTTTTAGTTTTTTTGCCTCTACTTGCTTTGCTTTTAGCGTGAATTCCTTTTCTGCGAACCCTTGGTTTGGTTAATAATGATGAAGAACCTGAAGATTTAATTTGTTTTCCCATTTATATTTTTTTTAATATAAATAGTGATAACATTAAAAAAAATTAAATTAAATTAACTTTTTCGTTATATGAATTAATAATTTCATCATATTCTTTACAGGTTATGGTGAAATTATTAATTTCTTCATTAGTTAATTGGAACCATTCGTTATTAGCTTCAGTTTTTTGGCTATAGAATTTTCCATGTAACCATTTTTCAAGAAGTTTATAATTTTTAGTTTCGAATGTTTTCAATAATGATATATTATTTGAATTACCAGTTTGCAAAGATTTAACTCTTTTTTCTGGATTGTTTTTTGTAAAACCTATTTTGCATCTTTCGTTACCAAAAGCATCGACTTCAAGAATTAAATAAATGTATCCCATGTATTATTTTAATTAAACTTAATTGACAAAAAAGTAAATGGTCATATATTTAAAGTAAATATGGTAAAGGTAAGATTCGAAAAATATTGTAAAAATGAGGTATTTAAATGGTTATTTAAAATCAAGAAATTTAATTTATTTAAAGGTTTTGAAATAACCATATTTGGTTTGAATATATCAGTTATTGAGAAAGAATTCTTCAATAAGATTGGCACAATTTCTTTTTGTAGTTTCGTTTTTTAAGATATTTATATATTAAAAATTATATGGGGAATAAAAAACTTATTAAAACTATTTTAATGGAGTATTTAAATGAAAATGATAAAACAATTAATGATTTTTATCATGAAAACGGGATAAATCCAGATGAGTTAAGTTATCTTGGTAGCGGTGATTTTGGTGAAGCATATTCAATTGGTGATGATGGTAGAGTCTTAAAAAAGACATCATCTAAAAATGAATTTAATTTAGCAAAACAAATGGAAGGTAAAGATATACCTGTACTAAACTCATTAGCAAAGATATATAAAACTGATATTATTAATGGACAAATGTTAATTATATTAGAAGAATTAGAAGAAAATTCACGTATTGAAGATTTGTATTATGAACTACAAAATTATTTAGATGAACAGGGGTTACCAATTCAATACCTTGACTATTTAGATACTGATGAAATTCAAATATCTGATGAATTACAATCATTTATGGATGATTTAGATGATATCATTAGAGCATATAGATATTTAGGCGTTGACGCATCTGATATTAGACCAGAGAACATGGGTTATTCAAAAGATGGTAAATTAAAAGCGTTTGATGTTGATGATAAAAAAAGATAAAATTATGTTGATACAAAGAGACTTCAACTTAACTAAAACCATAAGTCTTCATTTTGGTGAAGAAGGTATGTGGTACATCACACCAACAATAGGTTTCCAAAGACTTAATTGGGAAGGTATAAACGATGACAAAGAAATAACACATTTATTTGTTATTAAATGGTTAAACGTAAGCGTAGGGGTAGTTAAAAGATACTATAAATAAATTTTTTCTTGTTATTTATAGTTTTTTTTTGTTTTTTTAAAAATTATTAGTATCTTTGTAATATGAAATACGGAGAAATAAGAAAAGCATTACTATCTAAGAATTTTAATGTATATGCAATACAAACAGATTCTGTTTTGGATATGGTTCATTTTCGGAATAACAATATTGAAGGGTCTATAGATATATCTTTTGGCCACAACCCAAAAGAAAAAGATTTCCCAGAAGGAACCGAATTAGATTACCAAAATGGTGGTGAATTATTAGATAATGTTAAAGTAGAAAATGTTACATTTGAAATAGATAAATCTATAGCTTATTCAACTATGGGTTATTCAAAACCAGAATACCCATGTATTGAATTAATTAGAAATGAATTAAAATATTTCCATGTTGTTTTAAATATAATAACTGATGAATATTTTTATTTGAATTACGCTAATAATTATTTTGAAGAGGTAACAAAATTTAATAAAAAGCTTTTTAAATTAATGCCGATAATGGTAAATAACGGATTAGTTAATCGTGTTATTACATCAACTAGTGGTGATGAAACAACATTATATAGAAGTTTCCAAATTGGATATCAATCAAATTACTTTAAAAACGAAGGTATTTATTTTAATTTCAACCCATTAACATTTAAGCATGATTGTTTTGCCACTATGATTGGTATAGGTAATGATATTGAATTTAATATTAACGTTAGTAAGATTAAATTTGAAGAGATTATTAAAAAAGTAATTAATGGACAAAAAGAATTTAATCAATTATTAAATAATAAAAAAGAAGTTTCAGCTTAATAATAAGAATTCAAATTGAAACTAATAACAGTCAGGTGGCGGAATAGAGCAGACGCTAAGTAAATGGGACTAGAAGAAGTTGCTGGTAAAACCGATAAAATACATTCCCAAGTTTTGCAACATTATTCATACAGGTTCGAATCCTGTCCTGACTACACGTTCCGACTAATCAACGGATAGTATGCCTTATACGATGAGAAATGGTGTGATAACCATAGAGGATTGATAATAGGACAAGATTCTATTCAGATTGACTATCTGCTCCGAAAGAGTGTACTAGTAGTGATTCACTCAATAGTTTATTCCTAACTTGATGATTGCCTAACTGGTGGAGTCAAGGACAGCCTCGGCACTTGTAAGTTGGATAAAATAGAGTGCTAAATAGTCAGGTGGCGAAATTGGTAGACGCTACGCAATTATACTTACGAGTAAATTACCAACATAAATCCAAAGTAGGTTGCGCAGAAACGCTTTGGTAAAGGTAAGTTGATAAAAGGTTTACATACAGGTTCGAATCCTGTCCTGACTGCTAAAAAATAAATTTTGTTTTATAATTTTTTATTAGTATCTTTGTATTATGAAAAATAAACAAACAGGTTTAGATTTTTTATTAGAAAACTTACCTAAAAGATTTTCTAACGCTTTGAAAACGGATTCTATGGATTTGATTGAACAAGCGTATAAAATACAAAGGCAAGAGATGATTGAAATGGCACATAAAATGCAAATAATAAGAGATGTTGATTCAGATGGAAATGTTTTTTATGTTTTTGAACCAGTAGAATATTATGAACAAACATATGGGAAAGAAAATAACAGTTGAATTAGGATTTGAAGAAGCGTGTTTAATTGAACGTGCACTTGAATTATATAGTAGAGTTGGAATATTTCAATTCGATAATCTTACATTATGTAATAGTTTGCAATCTAAACTATGGAAGGATGATATATCCGACAAATTCAGGGATAGGGCGGATGACCTTAAATCTGTTTTTAATTACAACCCACCATCACACCCATCTATTTTTAATACACAAGATGTACAAGATGATGTTAGAATAGCCTGTCATATGTATCAACAATTTAGACATGAACGTTATAAAGATAGAATAGCATCTGGTGAACAAACAGAAAGACATCATACCGTTGATGAATATCCAGCAGATATATGTAATATTGCAGGTATTAAAACTCCTGATTGTAAAATTAATATTGAAAATCTTAATAATTAATTATTATGACTAAATTTGAATCTCACATAACGCTTAATAAGCCAAAAGATATTACAGAAGCAAAACTATTGTTTAAAATTGCTTCTGATAATAACATGAAAACTTCTTGGATAACAGGAGACCCAGTTTTAGGTGTTGGTAAGTGGTTTTATATAAGCGGATATTCTACAGATTTTGATAATTTGTTAGAAAAAGTTAAAAATGTGTCACATCAAATAAAAAATAATAACATAGAAGTTATCCGTGAAAAAATAGAACAGATAATGTACGATACTAAAACAAATTATTTTACATGCGGTGTTGATTGTTTTGCTTGTTTGGATAATTAAATATTTTATAAAATGAATAACGAATACATCATAATCTCAAAAACAGCTATTCAAAAAAGAATAGCAGAGTTGGAAAATAAAAGAGATGAATATGCATTTAATCCAAGTAGAACTGATGATTGTTATAGATATAATTCAATAATAAAAGTTCTTAAAGAAATCTTATCACAATCTACCCCTTTAATTCCTGAGATTGAAAAGGCTTACTTTGAAGGAGAGTGTTATGGAATAGGCACAGATGCTTGTACCACAAAACAAGACTACATCACAAACTTAAAACTTGATATATGAGGATTGACTAATTAAAATTTAAACAATGATTAAGAAAAACAAAAAGTATAAATTTCCTGATGGTATTGATAGAACTATTGTAGATGTTGAACGTTCAAGAGGTAATAAAACATTCACCAACTCAGATTATAGTTGTTATTATGTTGACATCCCATTTGAAGATGGTGATGAATATTTTGAAAAGTATTCTGAGTATTATGAAGAAATATTAGCATTGAATGGTTTCCAACCAACACCACCAAATAAATATTATCATCAAACTTAAAACTTGATATATGACACTAATAATAATCTTTTTAATGAGTCTTTTATCTACTTACAGTGTATTAACACTAATTGCCGCTTCATTAAACACCAAAATAAAAGATATTTTTGATAGTACTGATGAGTTATATATTATGTATCAAACTTTTATGGTGATTATGATGACTTTAGTATTTTTTATAATTTATTGTGCTATTAATAATACATTTTTACATTTTAAAACTTGATATATGAAAATTAAAGAAATAAAAAGAAAAGAAAATTCTTACTTTATTTATGAAGTAACATTTACACCTAATTGGTTAGAAAAATTATTGGGTGTTGAAGAAAAAACAAAAGAATATAAAGACAGAGATGCAACTTATACTTTTGGTGGTGGTAATGTTTATATTGATAAATCTGGCAAAGAATTAGGTAATGGAAATTGGATTGGTGAAGCTATTGATAGATTTAGAAGAAGTTGGTAGTCTTAAAACTTGATATATGAAATACAGATTAATAGATAAAACAACAGGTATAGAAACCTTTTGTGACAAGGTTACAATAGATGGTTTTGATTATTATGTGAGTGATGAACATAAAACCAATTTAGTACATATACCTAAAGATGGTATCATTATGGAACAAATAGTCAATTATAATACAGAAGAATACAAGTCTTCGGTTAGAACATTTGGAAATAAAAATCATCGGTTTGTAATAGCAACCAACAACTCAAACATTGATATTCCACAAGTTGTGGATGGGGTTGAAATTATTTGTATTAATGATTTGCAAGAATTTTATGGTACAGATATTCAATTGACATCAGAAGGGGAAAAGTATTTAAGCGGCTTCAAAACAGGCTACAACAAATCCCAACAAACATATCCTTTTAGTGAAGATGATATGATTGAGTTTGCTGAGTTTTATTTTAGAGAAGAGTTTAATTCAACAATGCAAGATTGTAAATCATCTAAAAAACTCCTCCAACTTTGGAAAGAACAACAACTTAAAACAGTTTATTATGAAAATTAGATATGTAGAAAAATGTAGTAAAGTAACTGGCGAAGTTCTTAACAACTACATAGAAGAAAAAAGATGGTTTGGTTGGAAACGACTAGGCTTCACAATAAATATGGGTTATGGAAGCGTTTATAACTATTTTAATAATAAAGATAAAAAAACGTTGTTAAAAGAAGTTTTAGACCACAAAAAACTATGTTTGAATTTTATTGATGTAATTGAATATCCAACAATTAAAGAATATTAAAATGAAAGAGGAATTCATTATCATTTCAAAAACCGCTATTCAAAAAAGAATAGAAGAATTGGAGAAACAGATGCAAGAGCATATTCAATCTGCTCAAAAAACAGGTGATTATGATTTTCAGTTTGAAGATAAATTAGAAGAATTAAAAGAAATCCTATCTCAATCAACTCCATTGATTCCTGAGATTGAAAAAGCTTATAAGCATTGTTTATCAAATGAAGAATTTAAAGACTACATTTCAAACTTAAAACTTGATATATGACACAAGAAGAAATAAAGATTGAAAACAAACCTGTTTATTGCAATGCTTGGACTTCTAATATATCAGATAAGGTGATGTGTAATACCATTCCTTGTTGTGGTTATTGTGTTCATGGTAGAACTGATAAAGTTTTAGATGGATTTACTGCAATAGATAAAGTAGGTAAACATCAAGCACCGTACTATAATGATATGAGAAAAGAAAAAAACGATAAGTTATGACACAAGAAGAAATCTTACAATATAATAAGCTGTGTGCTGAGTTTTTAGATGCAATATATTCTGAAGATGCGGAAGCGTGGGGTTTTGGTAATGCTAAAAACATCGGTTCAAAAATGTTTCATGGTGTTATGTACCACAATGTAATAGAAGCTCAAAGATTTGAAAAAGAACTAAAATTCCATTCAGATTGGAATTGGATAATGGAAGTAGTTGAAGCTATTGAGAAATTAGGATATGAAATAGATATATTTTCTAATTGTGTAGAAATATGTGACACACCTGATGAAAATTATATAACAGAAGCAGTCGGTAAAACTAAAAAAGAAGCAGTAGTACAAGCAATTGATTCTTTTCTTAAATTTTATAATAAAAATTTGGAAATGTCAAAATAATGTAGTATATTTGTAGTAATCAAAATACTATAATTATGCTAAAAGAAAAAGATATTTTAATTAGAATTGATTCAGAACTAAAAAAGAAAGTTCAAGAAAAAGCTAAATCTCTTGGGCTTTCTGTTTCCTCTTATATTAGAACACTTTTAATAAAGGAGGTTAGTAATGGATAAAATTTGTGGAATATACAAAATCACTTCACCTTCTGGTAAAATTTATATCGGACAAAGTAAGAACATCTCAAAAAGATATAAAACATACAAAAAATATAATGAACCTAAACAAAGAAGATTGTATTATTCTGTATTAAAATACGGATGGGAAACCCACAAATTTGAAATAGTTGAAGAATGTTCTATTAATTTACTAAATAAAAGAGAAAGGTACTGGCAAGATTACTATGATGTTTTAAATAAAGATAAAGGTTTAAATTGCAACTTAACTAATACAGAAGAGTTACCAAGAATAGTATCATTAGAAACTAAAATACAAGTAGCTAAAACCTCTTTAGAAGACTGTTTAAAAATTTGGGATTTATATATTTCTGGAAAAACTACTGCTGAAATCCAAAAAATTTTTAGTACAGTAGATTTAAAGGTTTTATGGAAGATAAAATCTGGAACTCATTGGATAAATGAATATTTATCAAGTCAAGGAGTTTTATATGATGATTATAAACATTTAATAAAATCATATAACTTATCTGAAAAAGACGAAGAAAATATTATAAATCTTTATTATAAAGAAGGATTAACAGTTAAAGAAATAATTAAAATATACAATAGTTCGACAAAAGCAATTGCTAATATTTTAAATATTACAAAAAGGAGAAGAAAATCAAAAAATATCTTACAATATGATTTAGAAGGAACTTTTATTAAAGAGTGGGTTTCTTCTAAAGAAGTTGAAGATAAATTAGGATTTAATCGAACAAATATTAACCACGCAGCGAGTGGTAAATATAAAAATTACAAAGGATTTATTTGGAAATATAAGTCCTAAAGCAATTAATCAATTTTTAATCTGGTATAATGAGAACAAATAAACTATACACAAAAGAAGAAGCAGCAAGTTTAGAAAAAGTGTTAGATATGGGTTTTTCTGTTGAAAATAGTAACGGAGATAAAATTAACTACGCTATTGATGGCTATCATATCTCGTTTCATAACGGAAACGAAAAAGATTATTCTACAGTAAAAGGAGCTTTTACTCAATTCTTTAAAAAACATTAATATGAAACTGATTGAAATTTTAAAAGACGTGCACTATATAGTTACAGATGATTCTGAAATAAAGAATGGTGATTATGCTATTCATAATAATAAAGAATATCGTGAGCAATATAAAGAAAAACCTATTATTTGTACTGAGAATAATCGTGTATCAATTCAAGAGCATTGGGACAAAATTACTCATTCAACTCAACCGTTAGAAGATATGAATCATGGTAATTATACTTCTAAAGTATTTCTTGATATTAAACCACTTACTGTAGCAGAAGTAGAAGAAGTTATTTATGGTTATAGTGTTGAAAAGATGGCTGAAGAAGAATTTCCTGATGAAACAACTCCTGGTTGGAGAGATAGTTTTAGTCCAAGAGAAAGGAAAGGTTATAAAGTAGGCTTCAAAGCACACCAAGAACTTGTAAAGGATAAATTGTTTTCTATTGAGGATATGCAAAAATTTGGAGAAGTTTTAGTATGGAATATGATAGGCAAAACTATTACAGAATCATTTATTAAACAGTTACAAGAATCTCTTTTAAAAACCATGCTTCCAAAAACAGAATGGGAATGTACTTTCGATGAACAAGGTAAATTGAAATTAATATGAACAGAAAACAAACGATAAACTTGGTAAATATTTGCATGCTAATATTTGGTATATTTTTTATGTTTTTACCTAATCCTGAGCAAATTTTGTATATGGGTATAGGATTCTTTGTGACAAGTGTTTTGAATTTATTATTTAATAATTTAGAAAAATGAAACCAACTAAACAAACAGTTTATTTACCTAAATCTACATTCCCACTTTCTATGAAAGGAAAAGTTGATGACTTATTCTGTTTACAACAAGGCTACTTCTTCACACCAGAACAACTTAATGAATACACTCAAAATGTAATTAAACAAGCTCTTGAAACTGCTGCTGAAAAAGCTGAACCTGATTATTGGAAAGGAAGTTGTGAATTATGTGGAAGTAATACGGTTGATAAAGAATCAATAATAAACACATTTGAAGAAACCTATAACAAATTTGAAGTATGATAACAATAACATTAAGTGGTTTTAAAACCAAAGAACAAGCTATTGAATGGCTGAATCAATATGAAGGGAGTTTAGAACAGCATTTTGATTTTGAAGACGAAGAAACACCTTCAATGTGTGTTATGGAACAATATATTCCAGAAATGAAATCTTTCAAAGATGATGAAACTAAATTAAACTTTAATCTTGAATTAAAATGACAACACCAGTAAAATTTGAATTAGCGAAGTTGCTAAAAGAAAAAGGGTTTGATAAATACTGTACTTCAGGATATACTGAAAGTGGAGATGTATATCTACATCAAGGAGGTCAAGAACCAGTTAAAAACGGACATGGTTATTATGAGGGTAGGAATTATAACGGAGGTGAATTTTATTGTTCAGCACCAACCATTGCAGAAGTAGTAATGTGGTTGTATGAGAAGCATGGGATATGGATTAGTGTGTCAATAACAATACAAAAAGAATATTACTATCAATGTATTGATATAACAGGTAAAAAAGATTCAACAAAAAATAATTACCCTTCTCGTATATGTAAACCAGGAAATTATTATAACTCACCAACAGAAGCCTACGAAGCTGCTATTGAATACACTTTAAATAATTTAATATGAAAAACATACACGTATTAGCAAGGGACAAACCAAGTAGGTTATGCCTAGATAGTAAAGAAGTTTTATGGTTTGCTCCCAGAGGTGGGTATTCTACAGCAGATGGTAAACAACACATCTACATCACTAATTCAGAAGAAATTAAAGAAGGAGATTGGATGTATTATAAACATTTTGGAGAAGATATTATATGTAAGTATGATACACTGGGTAGTCAAAATACAAATGTAAATGAGCATAAAGATTATTACAAAAAAATCATCCTAACAACAGACCAAGACTTAATCAAAGATGGTATACAAGCTATTGATGATGAGTTCTTAGAATGGTTTGTTAAGAATCCTACTTGTGAGGAAGTTGAAGTAGAATCTTGGCAAACTAAAGGAGAATGGAAATTAGATTACGAAATAATCATTCCAAGTGAAGAACCTAAAACACACCCAAAGGTATTTTCAGAAAATGGTAATGAATTATTTTTTAATGAAGAAGGTTATCTTATTAAAGAAGAACCTAAACAAGAAACACTTGAAGAATTTATTAGTGAAGTAACTAAAAATTTTGGTAATGAAATGTCTATTAAGTTTACATCAGGTGGTATTAAATTAGGTGCTAAATGGCAATCAGAAAAAATGTATAGTGAGAAAGAAGTGGAGGGAATAATTGCATCATTATTACATACGCCTAAATTAGTAGAAGAAGGAAGTTGGGAAGATATTGCTAAATGGCTTGAACAATTTAAAAAGAAATAGTTATGAATAAAGAAACACTTGAAGAAGCTGCTGAAAGATTATATCCTGAAAATTGGGAATCAATTATGGATGGTCAACATGATAGTAATTCTTATGAAAGAACAGCCTTTATAAATGGTGCTAAATGGCAACAAGAAAGAAGGTATAGTGAGGCAATTGAATTTGCTGAGTGGATTAGAATTAAAGACTTCCAAACTACAGAAAGAGATAATTGGATTGGTTTAGAGCTGATATACTATACAACAGAAGAATTATTTGAAAAATTTAAAAAGAAATAAGATGAAAAGACCCAATCAATATTCTAAACCATTAGAAGGTGTTAGAACGGAAAGTTATCATCCTGCTGACTATACAAACAATCAATATGCAAAAGATTTGAATACATATATTGATTATCTTGAAATACAACAAGAAAGAAGGTATAGTGAGGAAGAAGTAATTAAAATACTATTAAAACATCAATCTGATTATAGAAGGGCTGTAAGAAATACATCTCCTTTGGATTGGAGTTTTGATATTAAAGATTGGTTTAGGCAATTTAAAAAGAAATAAGATGACACAAGAAACACTTGAAGAAGCGGCTGAAAATTATGCAAGAAAACAATGTGATGATATGTATGATGACATAGCTCCAAGCGGAGGTAATTGGGGATGGGAAACTTCTACGGATTTTATTGCAGGTGCTAAATGGCAACAAGAAAGAAGTTATAGTGAAATAGAAGACTTTATTAATTGGATTGATAAGCAAGAAATTCCAAGAGAAAATGGATGGTGGATTAAGTATTTAAACGGAAAAGATACTTACCTTTCTACAAAAGAATTATTTGAACAATTTAAAAAGAAATAATATGAAAAATCTACATTTATTACCAACAGACAAACCAAGTAGGTTGCATTTAATTGAAAATGCTTTAACAATTACAAGTGAGTACAAAAATTCAGTTTGTGATTCTGAAGTAAACATTTACATTACATCTTCTGATGAAGAAATTAAGGAAGGAGATTGGTGTTATGGATTATTTGCTCAAAAACCTTTTATATTAAGTGATTTTGAAAATGTAAAGATTAATTTTCCTGAATATAAATCAGAATATAAAAAAATCATCCTAACAACAGACCAAGCCCTTATTGCTGATGGTGTACAAGAGATTGATAATACATTTGCAGAATGGTTTGTTAAGAATCCTACTTGTGAGGAGGTTGAAATTAAAGTAGAATTTATACAAACACCTGACAATTTAAAAGATGGTTTTTATTACAAAATAATCATTCCCAAAGAACCTAAACTAATTAATAACTGTCCTAAGTGTGGTTTAGATTTAATCATAAGAGAACATTGTACACCAACTTGTACAGATATTGATTGCCGTGGTATTATACTTAGTAATGAAACATTAAGAGAATGGGCATCAAAAGAAGAACCTAAACAAGAAACACTTGAAGAAACATTTAGAAATTATGTAAATGAAAGATATCATTTTCCAATTAGAGATTCATATCCAGATTTGGAATCAGCAAAATTTGGTGCTAAGTGGCAACAAGAAAGAATGTATAGTGAGGAAGACATGATTGATTTTGCATTTAATACATACTGTTATATTAGTAAAATTATGAATGTTCCTTTTAATCAGATTTCAGAAAACAAACTTCACGCTATTGAAAATTTAAAACAATTTAAAAAAAGAAATGGAAAGTAAACAACAAACCGCAGTTGACTGGCTTTGGGAAAAGTTGCTCGAAGAAACCGAAACAGGAGAACTTCGATATCACCTGAAGCATGATGTTGTAAAAGTGTTTAATGAGGCACTGAAAATGGAACGAGAGCAGATAATTAACGCCTACGATGGATTTCCAATTAATGCTCGAAACTGTCAGAACGGTGAACAATACTACGAAGAAATCTATGGAACTGATAAAGATTAAATTTAAATAAGTTAAATAACATTATATTTTTTTGTTTGGTTATTATTTTAATAGTATATTTGTAATATGAAAGACATAATTTTATTTAAAGGGCGAAAAAAAGGTATGATTCATACAATTGATATATCTATATTACATATTATTAACGTTTTTTTCCCTAAAACATTTCATGCTAAATATTCTTATTTAGGTTCTGTACCTTGGAATGAAAAAGACGAGTTGTTTAAGGCATTGGAACCTTTGGTCATTTTTATGGATTACAAGGCTAGGCCAAAATGGTGTCCTAGATGGTTTCTTAGATTATTACATTTATTTGGTAACGATAATTCTATTGTAAGGGTTCGTAACTTTACGTTATATAATTTACATAGAAAATTAACAAAAGGTTTTATGATTTATGATTATAAGACAAAATGGGAATGGTATGATTTAAGAATATCAATAACTGGTGATAAACAATCTTGGTTTTTAGCAAATGCGATAGAATCAGAATTTTATAATAAAGGTTTAAGAAAAGATTTGGCTGATAGAATAAAAGAATTAGACCCAGAAACAAAATATAGTTCTGGTAGTAGCAAAGAAATATTAAGAGAAGAATTAAATAGATTAGAAGAAAAATATGAGAACAGTTGAAATTGAAATTGATATTGATGATTTTTTATCAGCAATGAACAGTCGTGATTACGATTATTTGTTAAAATGTCTAAAAGAAGATGGTTATGTAGATGAATCAGTTATAATTAAAGATGGCGTATTAACGTCAAAGCTTACTTTGTATGAAAATAGCGATTATTATAATGCTTTGTTAAAATTATCTGAAAACAAACATAGATTATCAACTGATGAAGAAGAATTAATTATTAATTTGGGCAAAAAGCTATAACTATTTAATTAAGTTCATATTTATTAATGCATTAAATACATAAGGACAGATATATAATATTTTTTGTTCGGTAATAATTATTTAAATATGGATTGTGATGGTAATAGAGAAAAAAAAGATGGGTACTATATGTTTAGGTATATCAACTTTTTTAAATCCTTTAGGGTTCGACATAGTTGTTTACAAGTTAATGACATTAACGAAAGATTATTGGCATACAATGGGTATATTATACGTTATGTCGGCCCTATTGTTTGGATTATCTTATTTTTCATTTAAAAAAATTGGTAACAAATTAGGTAATTTGTTGTTAACATTAGCTTTATTTTTTAATCCTTTTGGTTATGACATAGTTGTTAGTTTAATTAATATGTTAACTGGTGATTATTGGATAACAATAATGTTTATGTATATTTTGAGCATAATGTTTTTTTTAGTATATTTGTTTTTATATAATATTAACTTTTTTAAAAATATAAGAATATGACTTTTGACGAACTTTTTAATGATTTTTTTTCTGGGGATGAGGAAATAAAAAAAGATGCTGAACTTGATAATAAAATACAACAAATCAGTGATTTTATTAAAAAAAATATAAGTTTAGATTCTAAAGATGTTGGTAATAAGGCTAATTTAATTAAGGTTGAAATAGTAAAAATTGATGGTGTTAAATATGAAAAAACAACATGGGATATAAATGGTACTATTTTAGTTAAATTAGGTCTTATTAGTGAAGAACCTGATATGGAAAAACTACTAGAAAAAGCTGTTGATGAAGAAAACTATGAAGAAGCTGCTAGGTTAAGGGATTTAATTAAAAAAAATGAATCAATATAATGATAATAACCAAAAACATGGTTATTGGGAATGGTATTATGATAATGGAGCCATAATGTATAAAGGTTATTTTTTTAATGATAAACCTCATGGATATTGGGAATCTTATTATAGTAATGGTGCAATAATGTATAAAGGTAAATATTTTAATGGTAAACCATATGGTTATTGGGAGAGGTTTGAATATTTTGGTAAATTAAAATCTAAAACATATTACATATGAATTTAAAAAATATAACACCAATAAATGAAAATAATCAACCACATGGTTATTGGGAACACTATTTTTCTAATGGTCAATTATATTATAAAGGAAACTATGTTAATGGTAACAGACATGGTTATTGGGAATACTATTGGGGTAATGGTAAATTAAAATAAAAAAGATATTATATATGGTGTTAAACAAAATAAATGAATTTGCGAAAAAAGAATTATTAATTGATGTTAATCTTAATAGTAATGATACTTATATTGATTTAGAAAATAAAATAATTTTAATACACAACAAACAAACAATAAATAATAAATGTTTTTCATTATTACATGAATTGGGGCATGTTATTCAACCAGTTAGTTTATTTCAAATAGAAAAAAAAAATATAAATGTCAGTAAGTTTTTAATATTAGAACAGGAAATAAATGCTTGGGATATTGGTTGGTTAATTGCAAAATATTTAAAAATAGCCGACAAATTAAATTATGAAGATTATGTTAAAGAATCTGCAATTAATTTAAAATCATATATGATAATGATTAATGAAGCAGATAACAAATACATAAAAACAAAAGCGATAGATTATATTATTAAAGAAAACGAAAGATTACCAGAATGGTTAGACGTATATAAAAAAGTAATCAATCAAAGATTAACATAATTGGTCCCTTTTATGAAATCTTTAGCATTGTGTTTTGCTAATAACTGTTGCCAAGTATAACCAAATGTTTTTTCAAAATGTGGCCTATCTTTAAAGGATTTCCAATCACCACCCCATATCCAACCATGTGATTTAAATATATTAACAACTTCCATCCAATCTGATTTACCATCTTTATCAAAATCAATTACAGTGTCCCAACTAGCTGTTTTATTATCAACAATTAAAACAATGTCTAAAGCTAAACCGAAATTATGAATAGATTGACCACCTTTAGCTTTAGTTACGACACCAAGTCTATTACCATTAGCATCAAATAATCTTGTTCTACCTTGAGCATATAAAGCATCTTGTTCTTGAAATGTTCTTAAAGTATAAGCAAATCTACATATTGCTCTACCAGTTAATGCTTGGGTTATTTTATTCACGTAAATATCTCTAACTTCTTCCCTTACTTTAGGATGTAGTAATGCAATTCGGTCTAATGTTATTTTATCCATAATTAATGTATTTATTAATAAATATTTTAACAAATAAAAATAAATAATATTTTTTTTATTGAAATATCAATAATAATATAATTTTTTATAGTTTTTTCTTTTTTTTGTTATATATATTTAGTACATTTGTTACATGAAAAACACACTTATAATTGATATTGACACTGAAAGGGATATACCTGTAAAAATAGGTAAACCAGATGATTTCAAACAACCAGAAACTAAAGAAGAAGCTAAAAAAATTATTTTGGACGACATAACATGCGTTTGTGAAACACTATGTATGTTAATTAAATTGGCTGATGATAATAGTTATCACGATAAAGATGATTTGATTAAGGCATCTATTTTTCATTTGAATAAATTAAATGAAAAGAATGTTTGACGAAAAGCCTAAAGATATTTTGAATAGATATAATATCTTGATAGATAAGATAGACAAATGTGAGACTATTGATTCAATAAACGAATCTTTATTGAATATTAATTTATTTAATGACTTATACAAAGATAATGACCTATATGTTTCATTATTAATTAATTTAAAGAATAAAAAAGTAAAACTTATTCAAAATTAAAAAAAAACTTGTTTTGCTTGCAAATATTATGTATCTTTGCATTAAGTAACTAAAAAAATATGTTAATAAAAGAAAGAATCAGTAAAGATTTTATCCAAGCGTTTAAAGAAAAAAACATGGGTAAGAAAAACTTTTTAGGTTTGTTAAAAGCATCTATTGAAACACAAGAAAAAAAGTTAATCGAATCAACAGATGAAAATGTTTTAAAGGTTTTAAAGATTATTGAGAAAAACCTTAAAGAGACAATAGAAAACAAAAAGAAAATAAATGTATCGTCATCTGATGATGAAACGGAATTAAGTTATTTACAAGATTATTTACCTAAACCAATGACAGAAAATGAAATTAGGTCTATAATTAGTGATTATATACAATCTGGGGATAATAAAAATTCTGGTTTCCTAATTGGTAAATTCAATAAGGAGAATAAAGGTAAAAACTTTGATAATAATTTAGTAAGTAGTGTAATTAAAGAATTAATTTAAATAAAAAAAAATGAAAAAAGGTAAAATTAAAACCAGAAGTATTGACGAATATTTTGACATGCCTCATGAGGTTTATGAGATGAGTAAACTTAATCTTGGGATTGATGATGACGCAGACGATGGATTATCAAATGTTAATCAAATAGTAGAAAAAATTTCTTTTATTGAGTTATCAGTAATAAATTCATATTTATTATCTTGCTTTAAAGATAATAAAAATAAAAGTGATGTTAATGTAATGACATATGGTAAAGTTAATCACATTGGACAATTAGAACAAGGTGGTGTTCATGAAGATACTGAATCATTTTGGTTTATGGGTAAATTAAAAGAATATGATTATCTATTAATTTTTCAAACTAGAGCATATGTTAACAGTAGAGGTGATTTTGAATGTTTTTTAAACATATCAACAAACAAGAAAATAAAGGATGAAGAAATTAATAACATTTTTCAAAAATTGAAAAAGGTAGCGTTTAATTCTTCAAAATATGTTGGCAAAGTAATTAAAGTTAAATTTTATGAATCATCATTTCATGGTATTGAAATAATTGAAACCAATGATAGTGATAATGATTTACTAGTGTTAAATGACACTCAAAACAAATTCATTGACCATTTTGTTAATGTGGTGTCTAGAGGTGGTAATTTAAGATATTTGTTGAATGGTGAACCAGGAACAGGTAAAACTAAAACAATTAGAGAAATAGCTAAAAAATTATTACCTAATTCTACTTTCATTATCCCAGATTTTGTTGATGGGTCTGATTTGGCAACAATCATTGAAACATGTAATATCTTCGACAAAGCTGTTATCATAATGGATGATATTGATTTGTTCATTGGGTCAAGAGATACTGGAGGTTATACTCAAAATTTGGGTGAATTCTTAACAATATTTGATGGTATTAAAAAACAAAAAATAAGTTTTATTGCGTCAACAAATGATAAAAAATTAGTTGATAAAGCAGCTGAAAGACCAGGTAGATTTAATTTCATTATTGATTATGGTTTCTTAACAGATGAGCAAATAAGAAAAGTATGTGAACTTTATTTACCTGAAAAGTGGAGAGTTAAAGAAGTTTATAATTTACTCACTGGTAAAATAAATGGTAAGAAGACTAAAATAACTGGTGCGTTTATTTATAACTTGTCTGAGAATATAAAAGATATGACCATAGATAATGTAGAGTGGAGTCTAGAAGATACGCTTCAGTTAATAAAAGAATCTTATAAAGGTTTTTATCATTCTCAAATAGAGGCTGAAAGAGATAACATTGGTTTTGGTGTTGTGAAAGGATAATATGAATTATAGACCATTACCAGAGTTTTTAACTGTTAAATCATCTAATATTGATGGACTTGGATTATTCGCTACGAATGACATACCAAAAAATGTTATACTCGGTATAACACATGTTAGAGATATTAGATTTGAAGATGGTTATATTAGAACACCGTTAGGGGCCTTTTTTAACCATTCTGACGAACCCAATTGTATTGTCTTATATGATGGTGACTTTTTAAAATTGGCGACAATTAAAGACATAAATGATGGTGAAGAATTAACAGCCACATATTTATGGTATGACCCGACTAAAAAAAATGATAAACTATGAGTGTATTAAAATTTGAGTTAAAAGAAGAGCATGTTAAATTACTTAAAAACCTTAATTGGAGTTTAGGTAAAGACAAAATAATAAACGGTATTTCAACAAATGAATTTGATGAAGTTATACCACCATTTGGCGAAGATGATTTGTATTATGCTATTGATTTAATCTTGAATGGTAAACCAACTAATTTTGACCCATTAAACGATACTGGTGATATTGTATATACAGAAGAACAGATTGCTGAATGGGATAAATTATATAGTGAATTACCAATGGCCTTAGATATAATACTTTATCTTGGTAAGATTGAATATGGTCGATATAAAACTAAATACCATATTCGTGAATGGAAAAAAATAAAATAATTATTACTAAAAAAACTGATAATGAGGTTTAATGAATTAAATGAAAAAGACATTGAGTTGATTAAAGAGACATACTTAAATAAAAATGGTTTGTCTTGGGAAAAGAAAGCGATTGAGTTATCTAAATTATTTGAAGTGTCTGAAAGAACGATTAGAAAATGGGTAGCAGAAAAATTCTTTTTAAAAGAAAAAGAACAACCAATTTCTGAGCAATACGAGTTAGCTAAAAAAAGGCAATTTGATAAAGATAAACAAAGGTTTATAATAACTTGGGCACAAAGTAATACAAATGTTCATAAAAAATTTTTAGAGAATATAGAAGCCTACGCTAAAGAAATAAATGCTGATATACATGTTATATTAGGAAGATATAAAAACCCTACTTCGTTATCTGCTAGTGATAAAATAAAACAAGAAGAAACATGGTCACCAGAAATAATTAAATATTCTGATGCTAATAGACATGATATTCATAAATATGTGTCTATTATGTCAGATGTTAAGATACAACCAACAGCAGTAAATCCAATGAGTGGCCTTAATTCATTGAGTGGTGTTAATACATGTATCTTTGGCGCACCTAAAATTCAAATGGAGATGATTCCAGTATTGGATAATAATCACCCTAAAATGATGTTGTCAACTGGTGCCTTAACAATTAAGAACTATACAGATTCTAAGGCTGGTAAAAAAGGTGATTTCCATCATACATTTGGTTTTTGTATTATTGAAATAAAAGATGATGAAGTATTTTATGTTAGACAAGTAACAGCCGATGATAAAACTGGTTCTTTCAATGATTTATGTTATAATGTACAAGATGGTGTCGTTAATAAAATAAAATCAATTGAAGCTATTGTATTTGGTGATATGCATTTTGGTCATCATGACCAAAATGTAATAAATAAAACCCTAGATTTATTGAAAATAATTAAACCAAAGCATGTTGTATTACACGATGTGTTTGATGGTTATTCAATATCACACCATGAACTTAAAGACCCTTTTATTCAATATGGAAAAGAAATTAATGGTACGAATGATTTAAACAAAGAAATAGATATATTAATGAATTGTTTAAAACCATTTGAACAGTTTGATAATGTCGTTATCGTAAGAAGTAATCATGATGATTTTTTAGATAGATGGTTGAAAAATGAAGATTGGAAAAAACAACCAACTTTTAAAAATTCTAGATTATACATGCAATTATCAGATATATTGTTAGAACAATATTCTAATGGTGGTTCAGCAATAAAAGGTGTCATACCACATTTAATTAATAAAGTTTATCCTAAATATATAACATTAGATAGGAAATCATCATATAAAGTTAAAGGTGGTTGGGAACTTGGTGTCCATGGTGATTTAGCCAGTAATGGTTCAAGAGGCTCATTAGAAAATTTTAGGCGTTTGAATACCAAAATAATATTAGGCCATTATCACACACCAGGAAGAAAAGATGGTGCTTTAGCCGTAGGAACATCTACAAAGCTTAGATTAAGTTATAACTTAGGACCTTCTTCTTGGTTACAATCACATGTTATAATACACAATGATGGTAAAGCTCAACATATTTGTTTTATGAGTGATAAAGATGGTGATGTTAATTTTACAACTTTTTTTAACTAATCATGGAATTAAACATAAAAGATGATATTTCAATAGATAAGATTGAACAATTTATTAACACATCGGTTAATAATAAACTTAAAAGAGTTTATATTAATGGTGTAAACCAAGAAATATTAGATGAATTAATATTTTTAGTTAATAAAAAAGGTTATACGATATCTAAAAATTTATTTAATAGTGATAATTATATTATTGAATTGAAATAATGAAAAACAAAGAAAAAAAACATTTAATTAATGAAGAAATAAAAGTTTCTCAAGTAAGATTACCAGAAATTGGTGTTATATCATTAACTGAGGCTCTATCTTTGGCTAATACCCAAAATATGGACTTAGTTCTTTTTAACATTGATAACAATGATAATATTGGTTTTTGTAAATTACTTAAATATGAAAAATTTTTATATGAACAAAATAAAAACAATAAACCTAAAAAAATAGATTTAAAAGAAATAAAAATAGGTCCGAATATTTCTGAAAATGATTTAAATTACCGTATAAATCATATTATTGATTTTATAAATAAAGGTCATAAAGTTAAAATAACTATGGAATTTAGGGGTAGAGAAATGAATTACATAGATAACGCAAAAACATTGTTTCTTAATCTATTGGTTAAATTAGAAAATGTATCAACAGCAGAATTTATGCCAAAATTAGATGGTAAAAAAATGTTTACGATAATAAGACCTAAAACAAAATAGTAAAAGAAAATGTACACTTTTGTGTACATAAGCTTAAATTTAGATAAAAAAAATGAAGAAAGTAGAAAATATAAAAAAGATTGCTGTTTTTGATTTTGACCAAACCATTGCGTATACTCCATTACCTGAAGATGGTAAAATTGAGTATAAAAACAAAACTGGTAAAGATTGGCCACATAGTGGTTGGTGGGGTCGAAAAGAATCACTTGACGATGAAATATTTGATATTGATGTTAACAAAAAAGTCGTGGATGATTACAAAGAGAACTATGGTAATGATAAAATATTGGTAGTGTTGCTGACTGGTAGGATTAAAAAGTTGTCTGGTGATGTTGAAAAGATTCTGGATAAACATGATTTACATTTTGATGAATATTACTATAATGATGGTGGTAGTACAGATAAATTTAAATTAAGTATTTTGGATAAGTTAATTAAGAAATACGAAAATGTTGAGTATGTTGAGATGTGGGATGACAGGCTTGAACACATTCCTAAGTTTGAGGCTTGGGGGAAAGAAAACATTATCAATGGTAATATAAAAGATTTTAATATAAATGTTATTTTAAGTTGAAAGAAAAGGGTAGAAAGATATTAACAAATAAAATAAAGTTATTTGATGCCATAACATCACCAATAGAATTAATTAAGGAAACTCTTATTAATTTTCTTTGGGGGTTTTTTGGTAATTCGATAGTTGTTTTTATTAGCAAAAACAATGATTTAGCGGTATTCATAAATTTTTTTGTATATTATATGTTTATATCATATATTGTTAATAGAAATAAATATGAAACAATGTTTGGTAAACTTATTGTTTTACCTGGTTCAGCCACATTAGGTGCTTTTTGTGGATACAAGTTAGCACAATACATATCAATTTATGTTTTATAATGTTATCGTTTTACTTTAATCTTTTTATAATATTATTTTTATCATATATAATATCAGAGGTATTAAAGATATTTACAAATTTACTACCATTAAGTGTTAAAAACAGATTATTTTTTTTATATATGAAAATTTTTGATGATATAACTATTTTAGATGTTATATCGTTTATGACAGGGTTATTAATTATTTTACTTAATTTTAAAATAATTTTACCACATAACAGTAATTTTTAGGATTTTATTAGTATATTTGTATTATGAAAATAGTTGTAATTGGTGATTTGCATGGCAGAGGTGTATGGTTGGATATTGTAAAAAAAGAATCCGCAGATAAATATGTATTTATTGGTGATTATTTTGATTCTTTTAATATTCCATATGAGCATCAAGATGCTAACTTTAAAGATTTAATTAAATTTAAAGAAGAGAATGAAGATAAGGTTATTTTATTGATAGGTAATCACGATTTCCATTATATGAAAAACATATACGAAAAATATAGTGGTTATCAACACATATATAGATATAGGATAGAAGAAATGTTAGATAAGGCATTTAACAAAAACTATCTTAATATCTGTTATAAATATAATGATTTTGTCTTCAGTCATGCTGGTATCACAAAAACTTGGTATGAAACATTTATAAAAAAATATGGGGTTAATTTAGAAAAAATAGAAGAAGATTTGAATGATTATTTAAAATATAAACCAAATGTTTATAATTTTAATATTGGTAAAAATAATTCATATTATGGTGATGATGTAACACAATCTCCATTATGGGTTAGACCAAATTCACTATCAATAGATAGTATTGATGGTGTCAAACAAGTTGTTGGACACACAGCAGTTAATGGTATTAGAATTGAAAATAATTTAATATTAATTGATTGTCTTGATTACAAGAATGAGTATTTAATAATTGATGGTGATGAAGTAAAAATAAAAGAAATAAAATGAAAACGATAACTAAAAATAGAAAAGCGTTTTTCGATTATAATGTACTTGATACTTATATTACAGGGATTAAGTTATTAGGTTCTGAAGTTAAATCAATAAGGATTAATGGGTTAAATATAAGTGATTCTTATTGTTTTATAAGCGATAATGAAATCTTTATTAAGGGTATGAATATACCACAATTAAAGACGAGTATTTATGATAATCATGAACCAACGAGAGTTAGAAAACTATTATTGAAGAAAAAAGAAATTAATAAAATTTCAATATCAACTTCCACAGATAAATTAAGTATAATACCATTGGAAATAATTTTAAGTGAAAGTAATTTCATAAAAGTTAAGATTGGTATATGTCGTGGTAAAAAGGCGTATGATAAGTCTAAAGCGATAAAAGAGAGAGATATTAAGAGAGAGATTAAAAATTTGTAAGATTTTTAATGTTTTTCTTGCAGATTCAAAAAAATGTTTTTACCTTTGTGTAAAGTTTAAAAAAGCAGATGAAAAGTTTAACGATTACGAGTTTATTAACTAAAATTGAAACAGAATCATTTAGACAATATCTAAATGATATTTCGATGATTAAACCTTTAACAAAGGATGAAGAAACAGAATTATTAGAAAGATTAAAAAATGGTGATGAATCAGCAAAGGATGAATTAATCATAAGGAATTTAAGGTTTGTTATTTCTGTTGCAAAGAAATATCAGAATAATAACACTAATCTTGAAGATATTATTAATGAGGGTAACATAGGTTTGATAGTAGCGACACAAAAATATGATGTAAACTCTGGGTTTAAATTTATTTCTTATGCAGTATGGTGGATTAGAAAATACATCATTGAATATTTGAATAATGATTCAAAAATAATCAGATTACCTAATAACAAAGTGGATTATCTGACAAAGGTTAGTAAAAAAATAAATGACCTTGAACAAAAAAAAGGTAATAACTCATGTTTTAGTGAACTTATTTTAACTGAATCTGTTGAAACTGAAAGTGAAAAATCTGTAACAGATTTGGTTTATGAATATGAAGCCATGTCAAATATCTATAATGGTAATGTAGATTCATTAAATAGAGAATTATTTAATAATGATGGTGATTCATCAACACTTGAAGATACTTTATCTGACACAACTATTTTTAGAGAAACTGATAATGGATTGATGGTTGAAAGTCAGAAACAAAACATTATGTTTGCTTTGAACAAATTAAAAGAAAGGGATAAGAAAGTTATGATGTTATTATTTGGGTTAAATGGTGATATTCCAATGACTTTAAAAGAAGTTGCTGAAGAAGTTGATTTATCTTCAGAAATGATTAGATTAATTCGTGATAAATCATTGAAAAAACTAAAGAAAAATTTAAGTAAAGATATGTTTGTCTTATAATGTTTTTTTGCCTTTATCCATATATTTATATAGAAAATAATATATGGATAAAGGCACGATTAAAAAAATATTAAGAGAATTCGTTGAATCTAAAATTTTAACTGAAAAAAAAGAGAAAAAAAATAAAACAGATAAAATTGATAAAGACTATGCGAGTATTCAAAACAAATTAATTGATTCACCGATATTAACTCAAGCAGGTGTTATGCAAGCATCAGGTATTGGTGATGCAGATAATGCAACTGATAGGTCGTTATTTAGTAAAAAACTTCGTAAAGTTAAAAATGATGAAGGTGGTCTGTATAAATTTAATGATGATGAATTATCAAGCATAAGTAAAGTTGTTAATAATCCATTAGCGTTTACAGCCAAAACAGGTAAAAAAACAAAATCAAAGAAGAAAAAGAAATCGTAACATTTGTGTATTAAGTGTACACAAATGTGTACATAATATATAAAAAGTTATGATTGAACAAAAAGTAAATGAAATTATTTTTAATGAATTAACAACAATAGAATTCATAAAACAAAATGAGATTCTATCAGATTTAGTTACAGAAAAAACTAAATTAACAATTAATGTTGTTAAGGCTTTAGCCGAAAAAAACAATTTAAGTCAAGAAACAAAAAATTTCATATCTGAAGTTTTCAATGACATCATCGCAACTGATGAAAAGAATAAAAAAACATATGAAAAGTTATCAAACGCTAATAAACAAATTAAGAATAATGTTTTACCGAGAAGATATGGTAAAAATAAATTAAAAAAGGATATAGAGAATCAAGGTGGTACGGCAACAAATGTTCAATTAACTGCGTTATCAATAAATAAATTAAAAAACATATATTTAAAACTTGAAAGGTTAATCATATCTGAAATGTTTTCAGATGAAAGGAAATTAACAGATGAGAATTACAGGGAGATTCGTTCAGCGATTGACATTGTTGAGAACAAGTTAAAAAAAATGCAAAGATAGGATTTATTATTTAAAAAAACAAAATATATTTAGGACATGAAAAACACATTTTTAATTACTTTATTTGAAAGTTTGTTATCCAAACTATCATGGTGCTTTGTTGCGTTTAAATTTTATTATTGGTTTATTTTATCCATATGGTTAGATGCACCTGAAATAACATATATTAATGTAATTGGTATAACATTAGTTTTATATGCTTTTTTACCTAAAAATTTTGTAATAAACAGAACAATATCTCAAGATGAAGAAATGACATTTAGATTAAGTTTAATTACATATCCTTGGGTTATATTATCTATTGGTTATATTTTCCATAGTTTATTTTATTTAGGATAATTTTTTTTTATAACTTTTTTGCGATTAACAAAATATTCATTACCTTTGTGGCATGAATATTTTTGTTTTAGATTTAGACCATAAGAAATGTGCCGAATATCATTTGGACAAACATTCTACGAAAATGTGTGTGGAAAGATAAGCATAATTTAAATATGAGTATAGAAACTTTTATTAAGTTAATTATATTTATATTAAAAGAATATGGAAACTTGTAAAATTTGTAATGAAAGTTTTAAAAATTTAAAATCATTATCAGCACACTTTAACATTAAACATAAATTAAGTTCAAAAGAATATTATGATAAATATCTAATTAAAGATGGTGATGGTAAATGTAGTGTTTGTAATAATGAAACAACATACAGAAATCTTGGTGTTGGTTATTTAAGTAATTGTTCGACTAAATGTAGAGGTTTAAATAAAAACATAAAAAGAGATACCAATAAAGGTAAAAAACAATCCAAAGAAACTATTGAAAAAAGAATAAAGAATACAAACCAAATAATAAAAGAAGAAAATAGAAAAAAAACCATGTTAAATAAATATGGTTTCGATAACCCAACTAAAATTTCTCATATAAAAGATAAAATGAGTAAATCATTAACAGGTAAAAAACAAAATAGGACTGAAGAATGGCAAAAAAATATAATTAATTCTAAAAAGAAAAACGGAACTTTAAAACATACTGATGAAACTAAAAATAAAATTAGTAATAGCGTTAATACACATTATTTAAATAATTTAGATAGAGAAAAATATATTACAACATCCGATAAAACAAAACATTTATCTGGTTGGTATAAGGGATTATATTTTAGAAGTTCTTTGGAGTTATCTTTTTTAATTAATAATAAAGATATAGTCTTTAAAAGTTGTGAAACCAACAAATATGGTATTAAATATGAGATAAACAATAAAATAAAAATATATTATCCCGATTATACTGATGGTGAATACATATATGAAATAAAACCAACTAATTTATTAAATTTTAGTAATAATCCTATAAAAATAAACACAGGTAAAAAATATTATGGCGAGAAGTATAAAGTTATAACTGAAAAAGAATCACCATATGTTACAAAGGAATTAATTTTTAATTTAATTGAAAATGAAGAAGTTTTTTTAACAAAAAACGCTTTTAATATCTTAAAAAAATACAATCATTAATAAAAAAATTTTTTATTATTAGTTTTTTTTATTACCTTTGTGGCATGAATATTTTTGTTTTAGATTTAGACCATAAGAAATGTGCCGAATATCATTTGGACAAACATTCTACCAAACTTTGTGTGGAATACGCACAATTATTGTGTTCAGCACATTGGGTTAATGATGGTGAAGCACCATATAAATTAGCACATAAAAACCATCCATGTTCAATATGGGTAAGAGAATGTATGGAGAATTACGATTGGTTATGTGGATTAGGTATTGAATTGTGTAAAGAATACACATATAGATATGGTAAAACACATAAATCACAATCAGTTATTGAATGGTGTATTATGAATAAACCTAAGTTAAGATATAATGGTGAAATAACTAAATTTGCTTTGGCTATGCCTATCGAATGTAAGGTTGGTAATGCAGTTGAATCTTATCGTAATTATTATATAACACATAAGAAAAGTTTTGCTAAATGGAAAAATAGAGAAGTTCCATCATGGTTTTTATAA